CGTGAAGAACTCGCTCCCATTTGTTAACGTTATGTCTCCGTCAAGTTGGTACGTTCCCAGAAACCCCGTGTACTCTGTAAGGGTTGGTGTAGTCGGGCCGTATATCGCACCCGTAACAGCGTTCGCAACGAGATTGTGGATGACATCACCGTAAGTGCCAGAAACGAGCTGAACGGTATCAGGAATGATGTCGATTGCGGATGGTAGTGTTGGAGGGCTAGATGACTTCTCCCACCAAGTCTTAATCGTGTGACGAACGATGCCGGAGCGAGCCGCAATGTACGCATCAAAAGGGGTTAACGCACCCGTGTTGATTTCTGTAAGTCGTCCGGGGAATCGGTAAGGACGGTAGGCGTAGGTGACAAGCGCAGTCGCTTCACTAAGATAGGCCGGCTGCGGCTTGTTGGTGTTGATTAAAACCGAGTGCCATTTGTCTTCCGCTTTGACCTCGGACACGAATGCCCAATCCCCGCCGCCCGCTACCGACGGAGATGTGCTTGGATCGACGGTCTGTCGAGTTTCGTCGTACTGAACCCGCATCTCCTCGTCCCATAGAGAACTCGCAAGCTCGGGCCAGTCTTCATCGTCAGGCAACGCAGCGGTTTCTTTCAACCACAACGAACCGCCCCCGGTGACAATCACCTTTGACCTAACAACCCGAAATCCCTCGTCCGCAGTGAGCGCGGAATTGTTCAGGGTGAGGGTAACGTCCAGCAGTCCACCACCGTACTGGGTCGTCAGCTCTTGATTGGCAAAGACAACAGGAAACGAAATCCCCGCTCGCGTTAACAGAATGACTCGTTTGAGTAGCGTCGAAATCTGCTCTTCCGTTTTCTTCAAGTCCCCGGCACTAAGAACCGGAGGATCGACAATCGCGCCGGTGACAGTGGTCTCCGTTTCGTAGGATGGAATGACTCCTTTGAACTCGTCCGGTACCGGATCGTTGATCTCGGTCGTGCTCGACTTGTTAGCGAAGACAGGCTTGGTCTCGACCACCTTCCACCCCACCAGATCGGAAATCGCTTCGGCAAACGTCTTGACAACATTGCTGCCGACTAGTACCTCGCTCGCCGTTATCGCGCTGAGTTCGGAGAACGTTTCCTCGCGCGTGATAACGGTGCCGTCGGGGTCGAGCCGCGTCGAAACTATCGCGACACCTGTAACTGATCTTGTTGTGGTCAGTTCCCAACCGACGAGTCCGGTGTCCGGTTCGACGTATTGGACTTTTTTCCACAGTCCTCCTGTAACGGTCTCGGAAGTCGTGACGGAAGTCTTCTGCTTGCGCAGACGGCTTTCGGTGACTGTAACCCCGTCCTTGTCCGGGTGGGTTGTGACAATTGCGTCAGGCATTGTAAGTATCCTGCCACCGCTCCGCTCGACCTAGCGAACTAACGTCGCTCGGGAGATAGCTTCCAGTGGGTTTCAAATCGCTGCCGCCAAGACCAAAAGTAGCGCCGTTAAGGCCGAAGTTACCCTTCGGAAATTCGGGCAGCGTGGGTCTTGTCTCGTCAACCTCCATTGGCTCGGTTGTCGGAATGTCGCTGCTGAACAGGCTGTTATAGTCCATTACGCGATTGGTCTTGTCGTAACCACTTCCCAACCCACTTTTTCAGTGACGGGATCAGTTGCGACTCGTTTCCAGACCGTGCCGCCGACAATCGTCTCGGCGACTGTGACAGTGGAGAGTTCCTTTAACGTGCGCGTGTCGGTCAACACGGCTCCGTCGATGTCGGTCTTTTGCTGGACAATCGCATTACCCGGCACGTCGCGGGTGCGGACAACCTTCCTTGCTACTAGCGCGCTGATGGGCTCGGAAGTCGTCTGCGTCCACACACCGGAGGTAACATCGTCACCTGCCGTAATGTCGGCGTCAGCCATGATGGTTCGAACCACGTCAACTTCTTTCCCGTCCTTGTCCATTTCGCGGGTGTTGACGGGATTGCCTGGAATGTCTCGGGTTTCCTCGACCTTCCAGCACGCCAGTTCACTTACCGGCTTGGACGTGATTTTTGTCCACGTATCGGGCGAGCCTGAGGTGATGAACTCGAAATCGCTTAGCGCATCGACTGCGGCGACTGAGGTGAATGTTTCCTTGACGGTGATCTTCGCCCCGTCCTCGGCATACCTGAAATAATTTACACTTGCCATACTGTTCTCCTTACGTTGCTATCGAACGGGAACGAATAACCTCGCGCCCAACCAGTTCGCTAACTCCTTCTCTGATAACTATTGTCCACACCCCGCCGGAGATTGATTCGCCGTCGGAGATGGTCGAAACTTCTTTTAGTGTCTTAGCGACTGAGATGACTGTGCCGTCGCGATCCACTTCGGTTGTTAGAACTGGATTACCTGGAACTGGCCGGACTTCGACAATCTTCCACGAGATAGTGGCGGTGATTGCCTTGCTGTAGGTCTTAGTCCAAAAACCTCCCGCCACCGTTTCCCCTTCGGTGATAGCGGTGCGCAGTTCCATTGTCTGCGTCCGCACTGTGGTTGTACCGTCTTCATTTACTTCTTCGCTCGGGAGCGGCACTGCGGGGATCGCCCATGTCTCAGTAATCTTTTTGAGCAGGAACGGCGAGTAGCCCTCTAACGGTTGATACTCGATGTGCGTCGCTATCCCGCCTGAAACGTCGAGGCTTCCGACTTCGCTCCCTGTCGCGACAACGACTTGGGTTGTGGTCTGAACTGCGCCACGCTCGTTCTCGTAGGTGTCAGCAGTCCCGATTGGGAACGCCGGATCGCTGCCGTCAGTCCAACTTTCTTCGATTTCCCACAAGACAACTGAACTGCCATCGCGTCCTTCGTAGGTGGTCTTGGTTGTCGATGTAAGCGACGCTTGCTGTCCGGTGTTGCGCACCGTGCGCCGACGGCCTTGAATTGGGCCGAGGTTATCGTCGTAGCGGGTGAACGGGATGTAGGGGCCGGGGAGAACTTCGAAAATTCTTAAGACTTTGATGTAGAGGCCAGCCAGCGGTTCGTCTGCCGCACCTAACACCTCCTCGTGGACGAGGATAGCGTCTTCATCCGCGCTGTCGGGAGTGTCTACCGCGACAGGCTCATAGCCTTCGCGCGGCAATACGTATTGCCGAATGTACATCGGCGAAGTGGTATCGTCGGCCTTGTAGCGAAGAGCGAAATTGTAAAAATCTTGGTCGGTACGCGATGCCACATACACCCACTTAGCTTTTAAGCCATCTTCCGACGGCTGAATAAGGGCCAGTTGATGATTGGGAAACCGTGCAGAGTCGGGGTGGGGAGTGCCATAAGGTTCGACCTTGTAGCTCGGACTGTTGATCTCCTTTGCTACAATTACTACTACATCCGAAATGAAGGGAGTCGGGTACGCCCCAGCAACAGATTTGTTGAACGGCGGATGGATAAAAGACGGAGTTCTCCCGTCAGGCGACTTTGGCATTGGTAGTAGCAGTAATAGGGCGAAATCGCTACGTTACCGGAGCCACTCGCCGGTAAAATATACTCTATGCCGCGCGGTTCTGCTGAAGTGCAACGACCTCTTCGCCAGTAACGTCGTCTAATCTGCGCCAGCCGAGATATTCGTCAGTCCGACCATTAAGTAACTTATTGAACCCAGAATTGAGCAACGCTTGATTACCTATCGGAAACATTTGCCGTAACCATTTGCTCAAGTTTTTACCTTTAATCTTGTCGCCGTTTGGTGCCGACAGCCGGAAAATACGTCCTCTATTATCTTCGACAACTCTACCTGGCACGCACCATCCATTGAAGTTGTTGCGTTGCCCGTACAACATTTGCAATATGGCACCGTACGCAGACTTCAATGTCGGAAACGTCTCTTGGCACCACTTTTTGAGCTTGCCACCGGGCACAGTGATTCGAGCGCCGTCAGGCGAAACGAACGCGTAATTTTTGTTGCTTCTACTTTTTGGCAGTAAATTTTGCACTGAAAGATATGGTTTTTCGCGCTTGAACCTGCGCGGGCGAAAAACAGCTTTGATAATTTTTCGTCGCTTGGAGCGTTCCGCATCCCGACGAGCAAGTGTTTCCGCTGTTAGCGCAGTAACGCGCGTTCCCACGACGGCAGGTGCGAGATTGAACCCGCATTGTCGGTTACATGCATTCAGTCGATCAATCCAGAATTGTTCTTCCGCAAGTAAAGAATCTCTGTCAGTAATGACTAACGGATGAAACTGAAACGTTGCTTCACCGTAAAGATTAAATGCTCTTTGCAGCAGAACATTTCCGTGTCTGTTTGATCTTAAATGGGCGAGGTGAATCTGCTTTCGCGTCTTAAAATCTACTGCGCTGCCAACGTACACTTTTTTGTTAGCCGAGCAGGTGATTGTGTAAACACAACTGATTTTGGCGCGGACAGATTTGCGTCCGGTTTGGTAGACATCGAAAAGTTCGTCAAAAAAGAGCCCTTCCTTCGGTGCATTCTGATACAGATCGCACTCAAACGGGGACACCACTCGCTAATTTACCACAGGTTGCTGCTACCTGACGCCCCGCGCCTCGAACTGTTTTAAGATCGCGGCTACGCCGGCCTGCTTATCGACTGCCAGAGGATCGAACCGTCCGTCAGAAACGTACTTGCCGCGCAAATATGCGGTGGTCATACTCCATGCATAGGGTGACGGCAGTCCACGTTTGGTATAGCCCAGACCGTTGAACCCGACGCAGTTCCACAACACTGCGCCAATCTCGCTCCAGTTTTTCGTGTCGAGGTGATCCAGTTCGGGTGAGTAATACGAATCTTCCGCACTCTCTAGGAAGGTGTACGGCGGGTTCTTACCGGGTATGCGTCCCTTCGGAACGTGTATACTGCGGTGATTGAGTGGATCGCCTTGCGCGGGCGATTTCGTCATATCGTTGTCTGCCTCGCGGTAGAGCAAAGCAAAGACGACGCGTGCCGGCACACCGTTGCGACGCATGTGTTCAATCGTTTGGTAGACAGATTGCGTGCGTTGATAGCGTGCGACCAACTTGTCTAGGTGTGGAATCGCCGCTTTGTCGATCTTCGCTGTTTGCCATCGCGCACGTTCTGCATCTGCGCCACTTGAATGTTCGACGCTGACCGGGCGCGAAGGCTGCGCCGTTGGCGTAGTGGCTTTGCTGCACGCCGTTAGCGCCAGCAACAGGATCAGGAATCGCCGCACGTCAGTGGATCAGCGCCGCTGCGATCATACACATGCCAATAAAAAGCACTGACATGACGACCAGATTCGCGTAAATCCGTTCGCGTGGCCCGAGCTTCTTCCACTCATCGACAAAGAATCCGTTGTGTGCGTCTTGGTCGAGTGTATTTTTGAAAAAAATGTGGCGAATGACAAGTGCCGCGATAGTTGCGCCTGAACCATAGACCGGCAGATAGACAAGCGAACCCGCTACGCCGAAGGCAAAGTCAGTCCACGAGATTAGGAACGTGACGACAAATACTGTGAGCAGCGCCCAATAGCGTTGTAGGAAACTGATGGGATTGTTCTTCATTTTGCCAAGCTCGACAACTCATTCACATAAGCAGTCAGGATCATGTGGCAGAGGATTGGGATTTGTTTTTCGATCTCGGCGGCGTCAAACTTACCTGTTGCAACGAGCGCGGCTTTGAGGTTTTGGACGCCGGCTTTGTGCTTTTCAAATCCGTCGAGTTTGCCATTGTCCTCCAAGTCTTTGATGATCCCGATGGCGAGCGGGTATCCCGCTTTCCAAATGCGGCTGCCCGAACTTGCCAGGAGCGCACGGAGTTGAGTGAGGACGTACGGGCTTACCCTTACAAAAGGGTAGAGTAGGAATGCTGCGATTGTTGCTGTCATGGAATTAAATGAGTTGGCTCGCCTAAAACCCATCCTGCTACTGTAATTGCAACGATGGTGGTCAGCGTCACGGCGATGATGGCGGTGATCCAAATTTTTGTGTTGTCGCTCATATTCTGTATTTACGCCACGCCCAACGCAGGGCGATAAAAAGAAGCACTGCTGCAACGAGTGCGAGCGCGAGTTCCACGAGCCGGGTAACGATGAAGCCAAACGGATTGGAGATGAAACCTACGGCTAGGCCGAGGATGTTCCAAAACGGTATCTTCGGTTTCGAGGCCGCCGCGCGCAGCTTTTGCAGTTCCTCGTCTTTCGCGCGCAGTTGCGTGTCAACCGCAAGGGCGAATGCGATCTTGTCTTTCCGCTCAGCATCCAACTGTTTTGTTAGTGCGCGATTCGACTTGACCAAGTCTTTGTAAGCGGCGCTGTTCTGCACGACTACATCGTTACCAGCAAATCGTTCTGGTAAGACCACAACAGTGGATGCCGAGGCGGTTGCAACGAGAAACAAAACGAGCAGGAACCTCATTTCTGAATCGGGTGAATAATGATCCGGGTTTTTGGCGGAGGCACGATGCGGGTGAGATCATCGAGATAACTGTCGCTAAGATCGAATCGTCCAACTTTCGCACTGTCGTGCGCAGCGTAAACACCTTGCCGCACAGTTTCACTTTCGCGGTGAGGTAGAATGCTGCATCCGACAAAGGCAAACGTAATAACGAGTAGTCGAGCAGTCATCTCTTCAAGTCGTTTAACGTCTTCCCGTATGGCGTGGCGATGCGTCCGACTCCTGGCGCTTGTCCGAGGTACTGCCGGAAAACACAGCTTTGCGGCGCGGGTGGTTTCCGCTTCGGTCGAAAAATGCGTTTCAAACTTGCTATCAATCTAAAAACTCCGCGTGTGTTACTTTTGGAAACCATTTCGACAACGCGAATCTAAGGCTGTCGATGTCTTGTTTGCGTGTGTGCAACGGTGCCGATCCGCGTTTCGTACCGAGATACGCCCACACATCTCCATTCCGCAGTGCGTAACAAACGACTGCGTGGCGCGTCTCGTTATAGGTAATTTGAACAATCCGAGCCCAAGTGCAGCGGGTTAATCCATCGCGAGCAGTGACAAGTGCCTCAAATTCAACACTGTGTATCAAACAACCCAGTTCAATTGGCGTGACCTGCACAGTTGTGTTCGGGTGCCACGTTGCGGCGGCATCTCCCGCCCAGGTAGCAGATACCCCAACAAGCACGAACAACGCGAGACAAAAACACAGGCGTCGCACAAGACCCAAATATACCTTAGAATGGCGGTTGCTGCTTTTAAGCGGCGCGACTTTTTCGGGTTTTCTTACTGCCGTTTAGCGATTCAATCCGGTTCGTCAATGTACTTAACGCTACAGGAATCTTGGTCATTGAATCGTTGATCTGTGCAAAAATCACGGCGTCAGATGCGATGTGCGACTCAACCGATTTTCCGATTGTTCGCATCACATCTGATTGTTCGCTTAGCAAACCGTGGATCGTGGTCAAGTCGGGCCGTTGCCGTAAGGCTTCGAGTTCACTTAAATGTTTTTGGTGCTCGTCTCTTTCTGTGTGCAGTTTGTCTCGGTAACTATCCCGGTCAATACTAAGAGTCCGTATTGTCTCTTTGTGAACTTCCGTCAATGTTCCAAGAGATTCGCGCTGCAAGGCAAAAACACGCCTGTTGGCAAAGTAGAAAATAAATCCCGAGATGATGGTGCCAATGACTACCCACGCTGCCGGAAATGCTTTGAAAAAATCTAGTAGGCTCATAATGCTGTTGTTCTGCTCATTTCCATCCACGTCACGCCGTCGGGCAGAGAACGGAAAACTACGGCAAATTTCTTTCCTGAAACCGTGCCTGTGGCAAGCGTTCCGCTTGACTTCAGGTTGGTTCCGAAAGTCATGGTGAAACTGGTAGTGCCGGAAGTCGTGAAGATAAAAACAACCTCGACGCCCGGATAGCCGCCAGTGGCGTTGAATGTGCAGGCACCAGACGGAGTGATCGACATCATCGTCCCGGCCAGCATGGGAATGGTCATCGTGCCGCTTGAGGCCGGAGCGTTAACAGTTTGGGGTAAGTCCATGTTTTACGACCAGTTGCCGATACTCACGACGGTGTTACTGCCGAGTGGCGAGAGTTTGAAGCAGGAGTCTTGTCCTACCACAGCCGCAGCAGCCTGGCTGAGAGAAACCTGAGGGATAACCGTTCCGCCTGCGTTTATCCGCATTATGCCCTTGATGGTAGCATATCCAACCGTGTTGGTGTTGTTGGCGGTCAAGGCTGTATTGGATGAAGTAGTATTCATCGTCCCGCCAAGTTGAGTCACTGCTGTGATAGCCGGAGTGACTTTAACAGCCGCGCTCCACCATTTCACATAGGTAAAGGTCGCCGTTCCTCCAAGAGCAAACCCAAATGTGCCGGATGTGCCGGACATGGAGGAGAGGTCAAACTGGCACTCGAATTGATAGGAGCGAGAGCCGCCGACTGTGACTGCGCCGTTGGTCGGAGAGTTGAACATCTTCTGGGCAGCCGTCTGGTTGGCGAGCGTGTAAGAGCCGCCCTGCGTCGTAATGAATTGCTCTTCGTTGATTACTGCGCGCTCACTGGCAACGGCGGTGCCATAGTGAACAACCCCATCGTATTCCATGTCTCCGGCTACAGGAGTAGTTGCGACTGTGCCGGAAGCAAAGTTGAATGGCGCTGCTCCAGTTCCACCAGCAGCAAGATTGATTTTTTTATTGGTGAGCGTGTTGGATGAAGAAATGGTCGGAACAACAACACCTTCCACGGCAAGAACTCCCGCCGAGCTTCGAGAGAGGGTGGTATCAGATGCGTGGCCTAACTCAACCGTTCCCACTCCAATTGCGGCTGATGTGGATACGGTAAAGAACCCAAGATTGTCGGATGCCAGTCCAACCGTGCTGCCTTCAACGGAGATATGTCCCGCAGACGAACGTGCGATGGTTGTATCGCTGGCCGCTCCCAACTCGATTGTGCCGGTCGTAAACGCATTGGAAGTTCCAATCGACAAACTGTTTTTGGTCAACGTGAGCGTGTCGGTCAACGTTCCGGCGCTCATCAGTGAGACGATGAAACTGCCGTCCTCTGACGTGCTGGTTACGACTGGAGCTTTGAAATTGAGCCTGACAAATTCCTTTTGCGTACCTGCGCTGTTGGCAAGGAAGTAGGAATCATAGATCAGATCGTTATTGGCGCGCGTTGCGTTGGTGCCGGAAAACTTGGCGACCTGATTACTTGTTCCATCGGTCGAGTTCGTTACGTCGAGTGCGAGTCCAGCTTTTGAAGCCGTAACCAAAGTGAACGAACCGGCCAAAGGCGTACTTGTGCCGATGATGATGTTGTTAAGCTGGTTCCCGCCGCCACTTACCGTTCCGCCAAGCGTAAACGCAGGCAATGTCCATGTGCCAGAGGCAGTCCAAGTCCCTTTGCCGACCGATGCGTTCAGGGTTTTATTGGTCAACTCATCAGTGCTTGAAGTCGTAACCACGTTTACGCCCTCAATCGAAACAACGCCAGCGGAGACGCGCGCTATCGTGGTATCAGATGCGTGGCCAAGCTCAACCGAGCCAACACCCAATGCTGTCGATGTAGATGCAGTGATGCCGCTTACCGGCAATCCGCTACATCCACTCAGTGTGCCGCTTGAAGGCGTTCCGAGCGCGCCGCCACTAACGAGAATGTTCGATCCCTCAATCGAGACGATACCAGCCGAAACGCGCGCAATCGTGGTATCTGAGGCGTGACCCAACTCGATTGATCCTACGCCAAGCGCCGTAGAGGTTGAAGCCGTGATCCCTGAGACTGGGAGCCCGCTACAACTGGATAGCGTTCCCGATGACGGTGTGCCGAGCGCACCGCCAGAATAAAGTAACGTGGCGCTGCTATTTGGCAACGTGAAGACCTTGGTGCTGGTGGTCGGGCCGGTGAACTGGACGAAATCTGAGCCTGCGGCGAGAGCGGTAAGCGCGGCGTCGAGCGGTTGAGCGCCAATGTCAGATGCACTAAGCGCAACGTCGTTGATATAATATCCGCCGCTGACGTTTACTGTGCCAGCCCCTTTGTCAGTTAGACGGGTGCCGACTCGTAATCCGTCGAGGAAGATTGCGGTATCAGAGCCGCCATTTGCGCCGAAGTAGACGCCGTTCGGCGAATTGATGAAGATGTTGCCATTTGTTCCGCCCGAGAGCTGGGCGAGACTGGCTGGATCGACATCAGTAGGCGGCGCGGCTCCGTCAGCTAAACTAACGTCGGCGTAAGTGTCCTGATACTTGATGAGCCATGCCTGATCCGCACCGAGCCCGCCGTAGGCAGCCTTGAGCGCGGCATACGCACTTGTGCCGGTCACATCGGTATTACTGACCGTGAATGAGGTTTCGCCGTCAACGTTATGGTTCCATAGCACAACCCCGGGGCCGACCGCTTCGGACAAAGTTTCTATCGAGTGGGCGAAGTAGCCTCGTGTGCCGCTGCTATTCGTGCCGTAATACTTCGTGTTCCCCGGCGTGGCCGAATCGTTCGTCAACGTAACAGTGTTGCCGGAGCGGCTGAGTGAATCTGAAAACGTGAGTGGAACTTCAAAGTCTGTAGCCGCATGAGTGGACGCGCTGCCGAGCGTTTCAAACTTATCGCGCACAGCATTTTTACTCGGGGCTATCCCGGTAACGCCGTTCCAGGTTGTCGCATCGTAAGCTGTGTCCGAGACTACGGCTGCGGCTGCGCCTGCGGCGTCGTAAGCGGTAGAAGCGGTGAAGGCGGCGCTGCCGAGTGTGCCGCCCGCGCCGATGTTCAACGAGCGTGTGCCGGTGCCATCGGTGTCGAGGGTGATGGAATGGGAGACGGTGAGGTTGCCGCTAAGATCGACAGTGCGATCGGCGTCGTTGACCTTGAGGTTGAGAATCCGCGCGGCGCTGAGGGTCTCGTTCGGCTTGATGGTGAGCGCGTTGGCCGAGCCGCCTTTGACCACTAGCCCGGTCTGGTTGAGCAGGAGCGAAGTAATGTCGGTGTTTGCGCCGCTGTTGGCTTTCGCGCTGGTGGCGAGGGCGCTCCAGCCGTCGAGATTCGTGGAGTGATCCTGTTTCGCGCTGGTAGCCAAGGCCGACCACGCATCGAGGTTCGCGCTCCATGCTTCAACGTCGGTGCCGATGTCGGATGAATGAAGAACGCCAGTTAAGCCGCTACCGTCGCCGAAGTGCGGGCCACCAAGAAGCACATCATCGTAAACCGTGCTGGTCGCTGCGTTCGTGCCTTGAACGCGCGCATCGATAAGATGGAGTGCCCCACAGGCCGTGACTTGTTGGATAATTCCGCCTGTTACCCACACTTCTGAGCCAGCGGAATCTATGGTCGGGCCGTAGTAGGTTCCATCGGCTTGAGCACCCGTAGATGGCGAGCAGTTCTTTAACCGAATATCACCGCCGCCAGTCGAAGTAATTGTTCCACCGAGCAGGCCGCCGTAAATGTCGATGGTTGTGCCTGCTGTTATGTCGCTGAACAAGGGGGAGCCGTCCGTGAAGATTTGTAGCGAGGTCGCGGCTGTAATCGCTCCGTTCTGATTCGTGCCTGCGGCTGCACCTATGATTAAATCGCCAGAGGAAGTGATTGCCCCAACGTCGCCGCCGACAAATTGAATGGTTGCCGATCCGACTGTGATGTCATCGAAAAAGGCTGTGACGACTGTAGCTTGAGCGGCTACGGCTTGCGCCACGAAAACCATGTTTGTTAGGGAAGTAGTTACGCTGCCGCCGCTAGTGCCATTGCCGCAGTATATGACGACCCGTGTGCTCGGCGTTGGCACTACGCTTTCCAGCTTAGCGATAGCGCTGGGAACAGTGGCGAATGGTTTGGCAATCGGATCGCCTACCGCGCCGGTTGAATCATCACCGCTCGGATCAACGCGAACCGAATAGGCGTAAGGCCAACTCGGCAAGTCCTGCAAATCATTGTAGGAGCGGTTCGGGATGGATGTGATGTTGCCGCTGGTGAAATCGAGCGAGGTAAAGAGGCCGTCGAATGAACTTGAGCCTGCGCCTATTGCTGATCGAAACGTTGCCGCGTCCAAAGCTGAAACGGAATTATCAGCGTTGAACCGTGGAAACGTGATTGCGCTCGGGTTGGTGAGTGTGAAAAGGCTTTGACCAATAGTCGTGCCGCCGAGCGAAGTTCTGCCGGTTGAAGCTGTAAGCCCGGTCGAACCTCCATCCCATTTCAACCTGTCGGTGTAAGCGGTGTCCCAGTTACTCGAATTATTCGCAGTCGTGCCGAGAACGCCGCTGGCGAGTGTAGCCAGGCCGCTGCCGGTCGCGCGCTTGCCGGTCTTGCCAGCCGTGCCGCTAAAGAGCACCACTTCGCCGTCAACCGATGTGCTGGTGATGGAAGAGAAATCGCCGTAGCTGCCTGCGGGCTGTTTGTTGTTAAACGTGTTCCAATCGGTGCTCGACAAATAGCCGTCGTGGGTCGTGTCCGCGACGTGCATCGACAAATGGCTCGCGCTCGTGCCTCCGCCCGAGAGCGGGGCGTTGACCGTGACGCCGGTGAGATAACCCGCGTCGTTTGTGAACGAGCTAACGTTGGTCGGGAACGTGGCAAGGCTAAGGTCGCCCCGGAAATACTGCGAGGTCGTGCCAGTGGTGATGGTGTTTTGCTTCGCATCCAGCGAATCCTTGACCAGTTTCTCACTCGGATAATGCGTATCGTCGGGTGTAACCTGGAACGACGTGCGTTTGTTCGCGACATCTTCGGGAGTAAAGCCGAGAGCAAGTTCGAACGCAGTGCTGTCGAGGCCGTCGAGCTTGTCCGCGTCATCGGCCTTGGCGTGGAGGTCGAGCTTTAACGCGAGTCCGGTGTCGGCGTAAGTCTTAACCGCTTTTTGAGACGGATAGAGAGTGTCGCTCGTGCCAAGTGCCGTGTTTGTCGATTTGTTTGCGGTCAATTCCACCGCCGGATCGTTTGCGCCGAACGCTATCGGGTTAGTCGGACTTGCTGGTGCGACTGAGAGTTTGGTGATTCCTTTAACCGTGTCGGACGCATTGGCAATTGTCGGCGTCGCGTTATCGACGTAGGTCTTGACTGCTTTCTGCGATGGATACTTGGTGTCGGAGTTGGCGGCGAGCGTGCCGTCGGTGTCTTTGTTCGCGACATCTTCCGGCGTGAACCCAAGCGCGTCTTGTTTCGCGCTCGTTGCCAAAGCACTCCAGGCGTCGAGGTTCGCGCTCCATGCTTCGACGTTTGTGCCGACCACTAGCCCCAGCGAAGTTCGACCCGTCGCGGCATTTAAGCCTGTCGAACCTCCATCCCATTTTAAGCGGTCGCTGTAAGCGGTGTCCCAGTTTGATGTGTTGTTCGCCGTGGTTCCAAGCACGCCGCTCGTGACCGTGGCTAGGCCACTGCCAGTAGCACGTTTCAGACTTTTGCCGCTGGTGCCATTAAAGAGTGCGATCTCGCCATCTACCGATGAACTTGGGAAATCGCTTGCTTTGATCTGCGCGTCGTTGGTGAGGTTGTTGAGCAACGTAACCCGACTCGATCCATTGACGCCGGCATAGCCGTTGGCCTGATCTTTGCCGGAAAGTTTTTGGAAATCACCGCTGTCGAACCCGTCGAGTTTGTCTGCATTATCTGCCGTCGCGTGTGCGCCCAGGTAAAGGGTGTCGGCAGTTGTCTGAGTCAGATCGCCTGTGCCTGCCCCGATGAAGACGCGAACGCTCGGCCCGTCGGTCTTTGTGAGCAGCGCGCGCCCGAAACTGTCGGTCGTCAGCGATGCGATTGCGGTGAGATCGCTGTCGAGAGGCTGTTTCGCGTTTAGTGCTGCTTGCAGATCGAGCTGGTTCGAGAGCGTGCCGCTGATATTGCCCCAAACTGCTGCCGCTGCGGCAGGCGACATGGTGAAGATGACGGCATAAACACCGGCATTCCGTTGGTAAACGTCACCTGTGTCGCTATCCAGATAGAAATCGCCGTTCGCGCCGAGTGAATTACTTGGTGCGCCTGATCCCGCACGCCATGTCGCCCCCGGTGCCCCCTGCAATCCGGGCGCGATGAGAAGGGACACCTGCGGTTGTTCAACCAGCAGAATATCCGTGTCGCCGTCTTGCTCGATTAACTGGAATCGCGGCGTGGATTCTTCGATGAGCGTGACGTTATACGTGCTCATTCCGCGCCGTTATGCCCGCGATACTGTTGGAACAATTGTAGCTGTGCCAGCAAGCAGACGGTCTGCGCCGCCCGTATAAACCCTGAAAAAATCCCAGTGAAATGTGCCAGCCGGCAGGTCTGCTGTTACGGCTTTGTCAATTGAAATGTCAATCTCGCCGGTCGCAGGCGTTGGAAAGTCCACGTCGATGTCGGCGATTTTCTTGCGCGAATCGGGTGACTCACGAATTTGTGCCAGTCCAGTCGAGCCGGTTAGATCAAAGGGTGTGTTACCGTCCGCATTTTGCATTAACAGGCGGTAGGAGAAGGACGCGCCTTTCTCGATAGTGATGTTTTTCGTGGCGGCACTCACAGGCTAGTAATATACTTCATTCTGCGTGGTTAAGAGCGGACTGGACTAACACGGAATCGCGCCAGCGTTTGTCCTTAAAATGGATCAATTTCGGTCGGTAACGTTTGATGCGCGCGAGCCACGCGGGGTTGGAGTCGTCTTCCAAGTTATACAGGTTCTCACTTACCGGCGTCGCGTAATAGGATCGCTCGCCGTGAAAAGCAGAGTGAACTAGGTTGGACGCCGCCGTTTGCTCGGCCCACCGCGCGGCGGATAGCTTGTCTGTCGCCGCGGCCCACTCTTGGAAGAACTGTGGCAGGCGGACAGAGCGTTGAAAGAAAAGCACACCGGCGTTGATTGCACCTTGCCCGCGTTTGGTGTTATTGAACATCCGCGTCGCCGCGATCTCGGCAGTTCCCATCCGCTCAAACACTTCGCTAAACTCTGCTACGCAATAAACGTCCGCATCCAGCCAGCAGAAAAACTGCGTTGAACACCGCGCGTATGCGTCTGCGAGACTGTCGATCTTGCGACGCCACGACACCCTCGGATCGTCTGAGGGCTGTTTGAAAAAGTAACGTGTCTCCGCGCCGTCGAAGGCAGCGGGGTGATCGGTATAAACAACGATCTTGGCCGCGCCTGCGTTTGCGACCCACGATGGCAGGGTGAACAGGAGCGCAGACACAAACGCTTTCGAAACGTAGGTAACGATCTGAAAATCCGTCATACCCGCACCATCCAGCTTGAGTCGGCGAACATGACGTGCGGCCCGCCGAAGGCTTCATCCACTGCGTTAATCACTCCCTCAAACGGCGATTTGTAATCGTGACCGGCTATGATACCGCCGGGCTTGATCTTGGGGAGCCACGCAGCAATGTCGTTAGCCGGATGGGGAGCTGAATGGTTAGCGTCGATGTAAACAAAATCGAGGCTTTGCGGTGCAAACCGAGTGGCTGCTACAACCGACTTTTCTTTTAGCTTCGTTACCGGCAGCTTTTTGGCGTCGAAGACCTTTTCGGCGGCGGCGTGATCCGTCCACTCCGGCCAGCTATCCACGCAAGTTAACGATTTGAACTTGCCGGTGCTAAGAAAAATCTCCGTGCTCTCTCCGGCGTAGCTGCCTACTTCGACGCCTATGCAATCCTCAGGTAGATAGGATGCAAGCGCAATTAAGCCTTCTCTGGAATCACCGCCGGAGCGCATCTTTCGCGGCTCCATTTATGCCGCCCTCCGCGATTTAAGGTGCAACCTTTGTGTGTAAAAGTGGTTGTTGCGCGCGTTGATGGAAAGCTCGTGCCACGGAATCCCCAGACTCCACAGGCAAAACATGAGACTGAGCTGATCGCGCTCACTGCCGGCGAGATACTCGCTCCACCACATTTCATTGAGTGCGCGCGCGGCGTCGTTATTGCGCCGGATGATGAAGCAGTTCTCCAGTAACCCGAACTCCTCGGGGAAACCAGTCTCGCGGTAACGCTGCATCTGCGCGTCAATTCGCTCGCGACGATCCAACGACAGTTCGGCGCACACCTTGGCTTCCGCATAGGTGCAGGTGTGACTGTGTTTACGCATTTCCCATTTCCGCTTGACGTGACGCGGCACCGCTATGTCTGCCCGTTCCAGTGCTGCTTCGGCAACAGGTCTTAGCGCGGCGCGTTCGTGCAGGTTGATATTGGCATCAATGTAGACCGACACCGAATGCGGCGGCAGAAAACAGTACGGCCTGATCTTGGGCGCGCGCGACAATCGCCGTGGGCTGAGACCAGCGTCTCTTAATGGAACGACCTGCCACGGTGCCGGAGCATCATCGTCAGAGTCGGAAAAGAGCAGGTAACGAACGCCCGGCTCTGGTGCTGGCACCACAGGGAATTGGTCGTAACCCGAGGTGAGACACGAGTAGACGATCACACCGTCAGGTGTTTAGTAGAGCGCGACGAGATTGGTAGCAGTTGTGCCGGTCGCGTAAACGCGCTTGGCTTGGACTGCGAGAATGCCGACAGGTGCGGATTTGAAGACGATCCCGGTGCCGGTTGTAGTCAAGTCTACTTTCACGTCTCCAGTCACACCGACATACACGCCTTTAACAGCGGCGTTCGGTAGATCGACACTGTTACTCGGAGTGACAACAGCAGCCCGAGTGGGGACAACGGTGAGATGATCGTCGATGTTGCCCAATAGCGCGGTCTGCTCATCCTGCTTCGACGCTGTAGCGTTGCCGCCAAGCACGTCGGCTGACGCGATACCGTCGAGCAGGTTGGTGATTTTACTGAGAAGGATTTGATCGCTGTCCCCGCTTGTAGGGATGTTTCCTTCAGGATATGTTTTTCGGTTAGCCATAAAATTTTCCGGTCTCTCCCTGTTGCGCCGTGACGCGACAGACAGAGACCGGGGGTAGAGTTGCTACCCCCGGATAACTGTTAGTTGCTTAGGAACCTGAACCGTAACCGGGACGCAGGTGGCGGATGCGATACCCGAATTTCGGGAACATCGGCTGATGCGCCAGTCGGAACACGCCGTAGAAGAACCCGATCTGGCCGAGCGGGTTGTATTCATCGCCAGCGAGGAAGCTCTTGATGTTCTCCCATGTCCATTCGCCGCGGTAATTGCGCGGTTCGAAGTTGACTCCAGCCGCCTGGCCGGAAGTCTTCGGATTGGGATAGCGCACCGTCATTACATCCGGGTGGAAGATGACAGTGTCAGTGAACGGAGCCGTTTCATAGTCGGTGTTTGCGATGTTGTAGCTCTCGCCATTCAACTCGCCGTCGGTCGTGGTCGTGTAAGGAAGAACACGGTGATAGACCGAGCCGTCGTGAGTGTAACGAGGGGACTGCACGTTAACCGCATGGTACCAACTCTTGTAGACGCCACTGATACCCAGCGGCCCAAGCAGTTCAGTTGACCGGCCTGCAAATCGCAGGTTCTCAGCCAACTCATCAACCAGTGCGTCGGATACATCTTCTCCGAGCACCAACGTATAGATTGGCCTGCCATTGATTCTGTCCATCGGACGGCGACCCGCACCCGATAGATTCATACGACTGTAGTAACGGTCGAGCGCCTTGTTCGACAGTTCTTCCGTTGCCGCATTGTTGGACATTGTGGTGCCCTCCGTTGCAGAGCCATCAAGAACGATCTGATTCGCGGCGAGGGCGGCGTACTGCTCTTCGTGTCGGCCCGCGAGACGGTCTTGCGTGTTTTGCGCAAGGTTCGCGTAAATCGCCTGGAGCTGTTGCTCGCAGGAAAACGCGCCCATGAGATCGTTGACATTCAACTTTTCGCTTTTAAGAGCGGTCTGGTAGATGTCGAACGACTGCATCGTCTTCGCTGAGACGACATCGGAAGCAGTAGGACTGATTGATTCGCCGGAATCGTCTTTAGGACGAACTTTCGTCCATGTAGCCGCGCCAGCAGAGGTTGACTCGTATGTCGGGACGGAGAGGGAGTAGCCCATGTGCTCCGGCCAAACGTCGGTGTCGGGAAGTTCGAGCCACACGGAAGTCTGCTTCGTGTTACGAAGGATTGTGTCGGGCAAAGCGCGGCCCGACTCGTCAACTAATATTCCGTTAATTGCGTCAATTTGTGTGATTTGTGCCATTGTCTAAAATTTCTTTTCGTTAGGCGCTTGCCTTTCACGAGACCCGCAGTGGCGGGAGAAGGAGAAACAAACACCGTGTTTCGTTTGCGCGGTCGCTCGTGTTCGCCTATCGGCGGCCCGAACAACGCGCTATGGGGCGGTGTTTGTTAGCGGAGTAACGCAGTCTCTCCGGTCGCGACTCAATCAGGCCGCGATCATCTGGCGGAAGTCAACCAACAGACGCTCATCCGCTGCGTGGCTAAATTATCGCACAGGTGTCTGTAACCTGCAACTCAAGCCGCAAGTTTTGCACCTTTGCGCAGGTTATCTGGCTTCCATAACGGTTGCGTGTTTGTGAAGTGAAAGGCTGCGCGTTGTTGCTTCGGATTCATAAGGTCAAACCTCGCCAATGGGATGATGTGGTCGATGTGCCAGAGCTGACGATTCTCCCATGTCATGCCGGGTAAGAATCGGAGTTCAAGATAGGCCATATAAAATTCCGTTGTGCAACCGAGCAACTCAATTGTTTTGGCGCTTTTAACGCCGCGACGACTGCGACGAAGAGCGGTATTGATTCGATTTCGCACTCGCGTCGCGATTGCAAATTCAGGATCGCTCAGCATTCTCTGCTTCGTGTAGGCGACTTGATAACCCGGATTTATCTTTCGCCATGCAGCAGATCGAGCGGCATTTGCGCCTGGATTTTTTTCATGCCAATCGCGGCTCATTTGTTTCGTTCGCTCACGAAACTTTAGGTCTTCGGCGTATCGTCGTCTTTGACGTGCGCGCATTTTTGCACGCAGTTGTTCTCGATTGCGTGCATAGTAGTTGCGACAACTCGCTCGGCATTTCTCTGGATTTTTCCGGTAATAAGCACGGGCGGCTGCTGCCTTCTCTTCTTTTGTCTTTGCCATTTGTAACCTAGAATTTACCACACATGACAGACACCTGCTCACCAATGTCTGTCACCTAAACGCCTGATGTCCGGCTACTTATAGCCCGGGACAAAACAGGTGTCCGACACCTGTCGTACCGTATATGCAGAATGAAACTATCCGCAGCTTTGCTGCTCCTTGCCGCCAGCACCCTTCACGCCGCCCCGATCTGGGGTCATTGCAAAACGACCGCAATCGCAAGCCTCACCACACCGCCCACAATCCAACGTGAGTTGCAAGATATGTGGGACAGCGGAGGCAGGTGTCCGAGAATTGATTGGTCGCTCGGCGGCGGCTGGCCGACGGCGTTGGATCAAGCCTACCAGACCGGGTTTAAGAAAGTCGTGCTGATAATCGGCGGGACGATGACCACCGTGCCTGACACCACGACCTACGCGAACTATGCTGTTTCGGTCGCGACGGCTTATCCAAAGGCTTACATCGAATTGGGAAACGAGTGCAACCTTAATGGCTTCAGTCCCGAACAGTACGCAACAATGGCGCGCGCGGCTTACGCAGCAATCAAGGCCGCCCACCTCAGAAACGTTGTGCTGCTTGGTTCGGTCGGCAATTCGCTCTCCACAGTCGGCGGGTATTCGATGCTCGATTGGTGCAAACAACTCGTGGCGAACGGTTGCGTGAAGGGACAGGCCTTTGATTGGGCGAACTACCACATCTACGGCGACCCCGCGGTTGAAGAACCGTGGCATCACTTGTTCACGCCGAATGAGTCCGGCGAATCGTGCCAAACCGTGCTCGGCAACCCGCCCTTTGCCGTCACCGAGTTCGGCGCGTCGGTGCAAAAAGACTGCGGCAGCGACGATGCAGTCCAATCGCAATACGTCGATGCTTGGATGGCGCTGTTCAAAACGCAACCACAGTTCAAACTCGGGACGCAATACGCGATGGCCGACGAAGCACCCGACGGCAGCGGCTACGGCCTGCGTCGGCTCGACCTGAGCCACCGCCCTTCGTGGGACGCTTACCAAGCGGAGGCAACCCGGAGGTGACTGAAAAATAATTCTTGACGACCTCCGCAACCCCGTTCAGGTTGCCGTCATGCAACAGACACTACAACACAGACCGATCAGTGAAGTGAAGTCCGACATCCTCACTCAGTTGAACAAGCTGCGCGAGGCGTGTCAAAAACCCAACTTCAACTGGGGCAACGTCGAGCCACTCTTCGACAAATTCGAGGCGAGCATCCAAAACGGCTTCGCCAGCCTCGAAACGTCAGGCTAGGGCCGGCGGCTGTTCCCACGGTCTAAAAGCAGAACGCCCCGCTTTCACGAGCGGGGCGTTTGTTTTTTTCGATGTTGCTGTAGCAGCAACAGAACCGAGGAAATCTTAACGAGTGATTGTGCCGTCGTCGTTCCCGCTTTTTCCGTAGATTTGCATCTTGAATTTGTCGATCTTATCGAGCACCATGCAGCGCCGCCTGAATCCGCGCAGCAGTGCCCTTGGCTCCGAGCAACTGCGGCTTGGTGTCTACGGCAGTGTCTTCGCGCGTCGTCACCTCGGCTCCAGGTTTATTCGCTTCGAAAGCCGCTACTTTGGCGGCCAGCTCCGCGTTCGTTTTGATTAGCTCAGTTAGCGCAGTTTCACGCGATTGCAGTGCGCCAACCAGATTCGGCACGACCGCCGCTTGCGCGGCGATCTTGGCGCGGTCTGCCGGCGCGAGTGCGTCGAAGTCAATCGCCGCCGAGCGCGTGCGCGCGTCGGTGAGACTCTTGTTCCAAGTCTTTGTCACTTCGTCGTCGCCGTCCACGGGTTGCAGAATCGGGACTGCCTCGGTCAGTTCTTTCCAACTCTCGGCGTGGGCGTCGGTGAACGCTTTTTTTAACGCTTCCTTTTGTCCAGTCGCTTCTGCCGAGCGCTTTTCGTTGATCTTGGTGAGCGCGGTCGCTGCGTTTGTGCGCAACGTCTCGGCGCGCTGGTCAATCTCACCCGCTTTAAGGGCGAGACTGTAAAAAAGTGTCTGCTCCGGCCCGGTCAATTCTTCAACCGCTGCCGTCTGCTCTTCCATTGTTCCATAGAGCGCGGCCTGTAACGCGCGCGGGTTGATCTTGTTTTTCTCGGCGAGCGCTTTGACCCGGTCTTCAATTTCTTTCCTCGGCTTCGTCACTGCGTTGGCGAACTCTTCTGTCCGCTCCACCGCCGCGACGTGCAATTCCTGCTCTAATTCTTCCCGGCGTTTGCGTTCCGCTTCGATCTTTTCTTTGTAGGTCTCGATTTCCTTGGGATCAACCGGGGTTGCCGCTTGTAGTTTGGCCTCCGCCGCAGCGAGTTTTTCCTGGAGCGCGGCAGTGTCTTTGCCCTTGGCTTCCGCGTCGGCGATTTTCTTTTCAAACTCGGCGACTTTTTCTTTGAGCGGTTCGAGTTCCTTGACCTTACGTTTGAGATCGCGGTTTTCATACGTCTTCTTGGTGAATGCTTTTTTCTCACCGGGAGCCCAGTTCTTCGTCGTCGATTCAATCTCGGCGTTAAGCGCGTCATCCGAATCAGGTTCGGTTGTGGCAGCAGGCGTTGGCGCTACTGGCTCTTCCGCACGCCCCGGATCGGTGCCGGTCGCCACAAACTTTTTCAGTCGCTCAGCGATAGGATCGGCGGGTTTCTTGGACTTGGCCGGAGTTGGCTCCGGCGTCGGAGTCGGCGCGGGAGCCGCCGCTGCGGGCGCGGGCGTAGGCTCCGCAGGCGGAGTCGGCTCAGCCTTAACAGGTTTCGCCGCAGGCGGCGGTGCGATGATTGGTTCTAGTGTTGCTGTTGGCATAGTTAATTTTCTGGGAAAGGTTCTGGAAATCTGACATTTTGCGTCCGGTATGTCTCACGCAGATTGTCAACAGCGTCGGAGACCGTATCTCCCAACGCGACAATATCTGGCCGATCAGACCAACGTACACTGTATTGCCGAATACCCTTCGGCTCATCGGCTTTCATCTCTAATTGTGCTGTTCTCATAGTTACTCCGGCTCCTCCTGCAAAACTCCGTAAGGCGATTGGGGCACATCGACATTCTGACCGCTTACCAAAAACTTGAGCAGGCGAAAAACGTGTCCCATCCCCGAGCGATGTGCGTAACGAGACGCGAGCGCCGCGTTCATAGCCTCCGCACTCACGCCGGCTTCGGCTTTTGATTGGGGCTCGACGCCAGGAAACGCCGCGCGAATAATCGTCTGCGACGCCATTAAAAAGACCGGGTCTTCGAGAATTTTACGTAGCCGTGTCTGAAGATCGGGATGACTTCGCCAATCCTTGAGTGCGATCTCGTGGAGCGGCTGCGGGACGACCGGCGGAGGCGCTCCCGGCAAGACTGACTTCTGACCTTTGGGGGATCGGGGGGCTTTAGGCAAAACGGCGCGCGGTTAAATGCGGCAGCAGAAAGATAATCTACTTGACGGGTATCTGCAACCTGCTACGCTGCGCATTATGGCTAATTGGAAATATCACCTGCGCGTCGGTGTGGATCGTCGAGAATACGAAGATGGCAAAATTTCCATTCAAGAACTCGGAAAGCGATTCGCACAAAAGATCAAAACATTGCCCTGCTACGAAAAAGAAGAGTCGCGATTTTCGTCAACCGACGAACTTGAAGACTGTGCGCTCGAATTTGAACACGTCCAAGATGTAGAGGATTTCGACGACATCCTTGAATCCCTTTACAACTGGGGCGACACCGAGATAGCCCCGTTCAATTGTTGGCCGCGAAACAAGATGTGTTGGATCGAACCAACCGCAGTTCGACGGGCAGCCTAAACCGCTTTCGCCCTGTCGGCAGTCTCTTTAAGATTGGCGGCAGTCTCAATGTCGCGCAGACGCATCTTCTGCGCTACATCTGCGACTTTCGCGCTCGCTAGTTGCAATTCGACTTGATGCAATTCCTCGGCGTGACGCAACTGCTGTTCGTTCCGCTGAGCCGTGAACTGGAGTTGTTGTGTGCTCGCGTTGACCGCATTGTATTGCTCTTGCGTGTCGAGTGCTTGACTCTCCGCGCCGCTCGGCGCGCCTGCTCCCGGCGGGGTGCCCGCACCGACTTGATGCCGTTCCTGCTGTTGAAGAGTGCGAGCAAACCCGGCTAACAAATTCCCGCCCTGCTCCAGCGCAGCCTTGTAGGCTTTCGCATCCTTAATTTGCAGCGGGTCTGCCGCCATTTGTTCGACATGCTGCGCAGCGTGGTTGTGCAGGTTGAACGCGTATTGCAGCACAGGCTCAAGCGGCTTGAAATCCATTTCGGGATTCTGCTCCCGCGCCGCGACCAATTGCTCTATCGCTTTTTGAAACTCTGGCACATGGATCGACGCGTGTATTCCGTGGTTTTGATCGGGTAAAACGGGCACATCGCCGTTGCGAAGCAGCCCGTTTTCGAGCACGGCCACTTGTGCATCCGGCGCGATCCGCTTCTGCTTCGGACAGTACCGATCCGCCGCTTGTCTGCCTGCGGCAACAGCGACGGTGTCGCGAATCACCAGGTTCCGGCCTGTCGAATCGAAGCCGCCTTGAATTTGTAACAACCGATCCATCGCGACCGAACGCATCGCAGGTGAACCATTGCCAATCGCCCGCAAGCAGCGAACGGTGCGAACGCCTTTCTGAATTGTTTTCGCCTCCACGCCGCGTTCTTTGCAGCGCTCGTAGAAATCGGCAACTTCGGGATACTTCGTGCTCTTTGGCCCGATCTTTTGAATCCGGCGAAACTGCTCGCCCATTAAACGATCCAGTGAACGGTAAAAGCGATTGACACTGTTGTTGGTGAGCGCGCCGGCATGTTCCTGTTCGGCAGCGTACTGAAATTTACTGACGTTGTGGCGGTTGTCAGCGGTCTGCGTGCTGCCACGACTTGACTCAAACTGCCCCGTCGCGTTGGCGAGTGAACGGTCTAACCGCTCTAACACTGGCAGCCCTTGCGTGCCCACATCCGGCATCTCATGCGCCACGATCTCCGCTCGATCTTTCGGCGGGAAGTACGCAATCGGCCCGGCGAGCGTGATGCTCATGTCATCGAGCGATTCCGCGTCCGTCGCCTGCAAGAACACCGACATCGCCAGATCAGTCTGCGTCAGCATCTTATTATTGAAACGGTTGATCGTCTGGTTGAACGGCCACATCTTCCAGAGCAACCCTCGGATGGAATGGTACGTCCCATTCCCGACACCGAGCGTGAATGAGACAACTGCTTGTGTCATCCGCTCGTAGCGACTTACGTCTTTGTAAAGATGCTTCTCGTTGCTGCCGTTGGTCAGTCCTACGTAAAACGACACGCTCCCATCGAACTCGCGCACCAAGGCGTGTAACGCGTGAACTTCTTCCACTGCGCCGTAGCCAAGTCCAAGGTCGTTGTTCTTGAGCGACATTTCGATATCAGCCCAAAACGTCTGCCACGGGCGATCTTTTGTCGGCGTAGCGCAGGCATAGACAATTGCCTTCTGCACCTCCTCAACGTTCCAGTTGGAGTGCTCTGGGTCGCTAATAAATTTGTAAAGCTCATGCACGCGATAATCGTGCTGCCACATGAGGATCGGAATCTTCTCGTCACCCACCTTAGTCCGGCGGGGCATGACAAACTCGTTCCAACCGGCGGCGTCCCAGAATGGGGTTTCTTCGTCGGAGAAGTAGGCGAACCCAACTCCGAACTTGGTAAACTCGCTTCCGAGCCGTTCCCAGGTAGAATAAAAATCACTGCTCTCGCGGATGAGCCGGTTGTGTTCCTCGGCAATCACATCCGCCGCATCCGGCATCTCTTCCGGCGCGATCTCTTTCGGATAAAACTCGGGTTGAATCAGCTCGGATGTGCCTTCGAGCAGGTCGCTGTAAGCGGTGAGCGCGGCTTGGAGCTTGGTATCACCGCCGAGCCAGTTGAGGTTATAGTTCCAACTAAGCCCGTTGGCGTTTAGTTTCGCCTGGTTCTCAGGCGGTGCGCCGTCGGCGTCTTGCTGGAGAATCGCACGATTGCGCGCGCTGGTCTGATCCGCTTGGAGCGCGGTCGTATAGATTGAGTGGAGCGCTGCGGCGTCTTTCAGCCGTTCCTTGGGCGCTTTACCCTTCTCGTCGAGCGTGTCTAACTGTTGCGCCTTATCGGCTCCACGCGATTTCGCCGTTGCCATTCACTTAATGCTTGAAGCGCCGCGCATTTACCGCAAACCGGGCGCGCTTACGCAGCACGGGATTGGCCGAATGCAACGCTTGCTCCAATAGCGCAGCCGGGATTTGGTGATCCTGCGGCACACCGAGTTCTTTGTGGAGCAAGCCGCGATGCGACTTCTTTATGTGGATACCGCCGCGCTTCGACACGCGGTTAATTTACCACAGGTAGCGGAGACCTGCCCTACGCTGCCCGATCCAACGTCACCACGTCGCTTAACGACCCCATCCGCTGCACAAAAGACTTCCAGTTGCGGCGCTCGTTGACCGGCGCGTTGTTTTTGCCCGCAGCGCGGAATTTGTATTTCGTACGGACGAAATCGAGAAGAATCAGCGCCGCATCTGCAATGTCGGGCGATTTCCCCGTGCGCGCGCGCATGTCTTCTTTGGTTTCAACTTGCTCTTTCAAGACCGCACCGCTTTTCGTATGCCGCATCTGACGCGACGTAAGTTCCTGCCCGAGATCGGGACTGATCCCGCGAATCTGGCCGGCGCGCATAAACGGACGAATGGAGCACCAAATTTCCGTCACCCGGTTCGCATACTTGTCGCAACTCCGTGTCCGTTTGTCCTCCGCACTTACCGGACGCTCGGTTGCTTTACCGCCGAAATTGATCCGAGTGACTTGCTTGCTCCAAACCACATGCACAATATCGCCAAACGCCGCCGCACCTGTGTCATCGGTCGCAGCACGGTCAGGAGAAATATAATCCGGCGCGACAGTTGATTTATCTTTGAACTGCTGCGCGATTTGAAAGTTCTGCGGTTGATCCTTTTTCGTCACGTCCGCAAACAGCACCTCATAATAAAGAAAGCAAAGCACCATTTTCCCGGTGCCAAGTTCTTCGCCAAACTCCGCCACGTAGCGAACCGAGCGGTCGCCGCCATTCGTAAAGCCAGGATCAAGCGCCGTGACCTTGACCGGCGGTCGCGCCCACTTCACGTCCTTGCTTTCACAATTGAATTTGATGATGTCCGCCTCGCTCACCACCGTTTCTGTCGAACCATTGGGGCACCAGTAGCCGCGCCACATGCGCCAAAAGGCAAAACTATCCTCGCCGCCCGTGTCACGCATCGCATTGTCAATTTTCGCTTGCGTCGGCAACCACGGGTAAATCGTTCTGCCGGCAAGCACGTTCGGAGACTTGAGCGCATCAAAGCGGATGTGGTAGCCCTTCTCCGTTTCCCATTCCTCATCGTTCGGCGTCACGCTTGCCCATCCGCCCTTCGGCTTGGACAGGACACCGTGCGGATCGTAAATCGACGATGGGTTACCAGTGCCAATAAGTTGGAACTCCGGGTTTGACGCCAGGTTCGAAAATGCGGCTTCGAGAATTGCGTGACTCAACTCCGGCAACTCGTCGGCGATAAAAAACACGCGCTGGTTTTTCAAGCCGATCATCTTACCAATCGACTCCTTCTCTTTTTTCTTTTCGCCCGCGATCAAGTGAATGCCGCAGCGGTCGGACGTTTTGAACTCCCCGGTCGGGTCTTCGAATCGGATCATTCCGATACTGGAGACGAGTTTCCCAGGCAGCGCCCCGCCGCACACATGCTGCGCGCCGAGCCAGTAGTCTTCCACTCGACCCCAAATCCGTCCGCGGCTTTCCTTCAACGAAGTTGAAGTGATGAGCACCATCGTCTCAATTGGCGCGCACAGAAAATTGATAATTCCCCACACCGCGTAGAAGTCTGATTTCTCCGAGTTGGCGCAACCCGACACCGCGAGATACTTGTGTTTGCAACTCGCTTCCAGTTTCCGGTCGCCCCACGGCGTCCACTTGAATTGGATGCGGTCGTTATGCGGCCCCCAAAGGAGAGCGACCGCTTCTTTGTAATGCCCCGCCTTCCCGAGCCCGCCCAATTCAACCGGATGTCCTCTGCGGAAGCAATAAAGTTCAATGTCGAGATCACCCGTCCCGAGCGGCCATTCGTAGCCGTATTTCACGAACGTCCGTTTCGGCTGCACCTTGCGCGGGCGACCGCGCGGACGTTTGGGCTGCGCTGTCGAGAAATCCAAGAGACGGAAATATAATCCACTTGACAGGTGCCTGCTACCTTGGTATGGACAGACGGAATGAACGGCCCATACCCCGACCCACAATCACCAGAGCAAGCAATTCAACAACACGAATGGGCAATCGGCGTACTCTACGGACGCGCCCTCCGCGGCATCGTGACCGCGCCCATTCTCATGTATGACGAATCGAAAACCCATCCAGCGCAACCACGAAAGGAAGGACAGCAATGACACAGAATGTTTTGGAACAGAAACCCCGCGTGCGAGGGAGCAAAGACGCGAGCAGACAGGTCACGCTTGAGGAAGTAAAAGCGATGCCAGATGACATTTTAAGGATCGCGGTCGCTGAATTGGATGGTTGGCATGACGTGAAGATTCGCGATGGATGGTGCTACGGTTATCGGACACCTGACCAAGACGAGGAAGGTAAAAGCGTTCCCGACTACCCGCACGACCTCAACGCCACGTTGCCATTACTCGGTAGCGATTTCGATATTAATACCCGGAACGGATTCTCGAAAGTTACGATCTATCGACCGTCAGAGGAATATTCATCTTACTCAGAGAATTTGTGTCGGGCTATCTGCGAAGCCCTAGTGCTTTGCCTGTCTGCTCGCGGGAAAAACACGAGCGGAAGTGGGGCTTCTAAGCCTAAACTTGTTGGCGCTGCGGCACGAAAGGAAGGACAATGAGCATTACTACTCCACGACCGAAACGCCATTCTGCGTCTGAGATTCTTGAGCAGATTAGGGCGAATGAGCGGTTGCTTGCCCTCTACGACAGTCCGTTTCCTGACCAAATAGAACGTCAAAAACGCAGAGAACTTCGAGAATTTATCGGACTGCTACGCTTTGAACTGAAATCGGAGGAAGGACAATGAGCAGCATCGAAGATGGTTATGCAGCACCTTACGGCAAGGAATGGATTGACCGACGGGACAGCAGCGTTCCAACCACTGCGAAACGAAAACTTCCTCGACGTGAACAAGACATAGCAGATGGAGTTTGTGGCGACGACCCTGCTCCGGCAGCGGCCACGGAGAAATTGTGGATAGGTGGCAAGTGCGCTTATTGCGGGCAGGATAACGGAGAGCATCGCGAGGGCTGTCCTGTTTTGGGGAGCGAAACACAGGTGCCGATGGGAGTGGCAGGCGAGGAAAGTGCAGCGCCGTGGCGAGTAGTTCCTGTTTGGGTTGGAGGAAAAATCGTCGCGGTCGATCTTTACATATACGATGTCAATTACCGTTTTGACGGCGTTTACCATGACACACTAAAATCAATTTCCGTTGCTCATAACGCTGTCCTAATTAAATGCGGCTTGCCTGTCTCCTCGTCAACTACGGAGCCTGTGGCATCGGGAGAAAAAGAAAATCCGCCTGCCCCGCGCCCGATGGAGCAGCAACGCCCAGTTGTTGAGGGCGATTGTGTTATTGTTGATATGGCAACTTTTGAGGGCGCTGGAAAAGTTATCGAAGCCGGAGTGACTTCTGTACTAGTTCAGTGGCCGGATAACCGCCAAAGATGGTTCGACCGATACTTCGTGAAATTGGCGCACCCGCCTGTCTCCTCGCGCGCTCAAACAGCCACGGATGCGGGAGAAACCAAAACCAACGTCTCCCCTGCACCAGCCACGGCAACGGAAGAAAAGAAAGGCCAGTGGACTTGGCGAATGAAGGCTGATGGTCAACACGCCTCACTTAGAATAAGTCCTGATCACTCGGTAATGGTCGATGGATACGTCGCACCAATAATCTGTGAAGCTCACAACTCCACTCTGTCGCCGCAGCCCTCCGCAACCGACGAGCAGATCGCGCGAGAGGCGGCAATCAATCTTCACCGCAGTTTGCGACCGGTAGATACTATCAGTCCAAGTGAAGAACACTTCGCTGAGAGATTCGCTCCATTTTTCCTCTCCGCTATACAAGAGTCCAAACAGTGAAAGAATCCAAGCGCCGTGAAACAATGCAGCGCCAGCCGCGAAGCGGAACCCCGCTGCCGACGCCGCTCGCCGAATAAAATCTGTCAGCAATTCGTCACCAGCTTGTTTTTCTCCTAGCAAAGTGACACGGTTCGAGCCCCGTAGGCTCCGGTTTCATTTTCCCCTCGTTTCACTCGTAAGGCACAGACTTTTCTTCCCTCGTAAAAGAGCGTTTTTCGCATTGTTTTTGCCTTGGGTTGTCAGCGAATCGTCATCAAAACCGCTGCTTTTTTGATGTAAAATTTCGCTTGCTTGTCGGACAACAATGGTGTAGGTGACATCCACCTTATCATGCTTACCCTCGATGAACGATTTTGGAAAAGCGTCGAAAAATCGACCGACTGCTGGATATGGACTGGCTGCTGCAATCAGGATGGCTACGGCAAAATTAAAGTAAACGGAACTCAAATATCTGCTCACCGGCTATCGTGGCAGATTCATTATCCCGAACAACCGATTGGTGATTTGTGGGTTCTGCACAAATGCGACAATCCGTCCTGCGTTCGGCCAGATCATCTCTTCCTTGGCACTCCGCATGACAATTGTCTCGATGCGATGGTGAAAGACAGACACTCCAAAATTCGCGACGAATTTACAAACTTACCATTATCGGATTTAGAAAAACAGCGGCTACGAAAAAAGCGCGATAACAAATGTTTGAAGTGCCAAAACCCGCGTTTACCACATTCAGATTACTGCCAAACACACGCATTAAAACGTGATCTCCGCCCACGGCGCTTCGTCACCCTTAATTCATACAAGCGAAGCGACAACGGCAAAATGGCGTGGGTCGTGAAGTGGAGTCCGCAACGAGGCGACCCCCGCCGAAGAACTTTTACCAACGAAGCAGACGCAGTACGCGAAGCAGACCACATTGAGCGCCTATTTCGAAACGGAATGCGGGTCGTGGGCAACCTGTCCATTCAGGAACTCGCGGGTGTCGCGCTCATGCTCGCGCAAATCCCGAATGTGCCGCCGCATGAAGTGATCCAGTACTATTTGCAGGCGCACGGGCTCAACGGTCACTCCGCCAACAGCGTGCCGCTCGAATCAGCGGCGGCGCAATACATCGCGCTGCGCGACAATCCCGATGAGTTTTCGCATCGCCAGTTCACCAGCGTCCGCCAGCACCTCAACCGGCTGGCCCGACATTTTCCAGGGCGAATGCTCAACACCATCCGGGTGGAGGAACTCAACGATTACGTGCAGGAGGAGATCGGCGGCGCTCCCAAGACGCGCGCCAACCACGTCATCGACATACGGGCTTTCGGACGGTGGTGTCGGTCGGAGAAGAAGTGGTTGCCTCGACTCGTGCCGACCGCGTTTGAGGAAACGAGAATGCCGCGGGTCAAAGCGAGCAACAAGGAAATTTACACACCAGAAGAAATGACGCACCTGCTCGTATTCACTCCCACTCACACGCTCGGGTTTATGACGACGGGCGCGTTTGGAGGGATGCGCGCGGCAGAGCGCCTACGGCTCACAGGCGAGCATTGGCAGTCCGACAACGAACAGATCGCCGCCGACCGCGACATCACCAAGACCGCCCGCCGCCGCATCATCGGCTCGCTTCCAAACCTTGCCGCCTGGATGCGGATCATCGAAACCGAGAAGGACGAATACATCGTCCGGCGACGCAAACCGTATGAGCAGGTCGCAAAAATCTGCAAAGCGGCGGGGGTAAAATGGAAGTTCAATGCGCTGCGCACCAGTTTCGCATCGTATCACCTCCAAAAATTCCGTAACGGCGCGCTCACCGCCGCGCTCGACGGCCATTCCGAAGATCAATTGGAAACCGATTACAAGAGTTTGACCGGCGTAAACGACCGCACGGCGGAAGAGTGGTTCGCGATAACGCCGGAGAGTGTGATTGCGTATGCTGCGAAGCATGGACTGCCCGAGCCTGAATGGGCGAACAAAATATGAGAACACAACAACCAATAGAACAGACACCACTAAACGATCTCGAAGCCGAACGCGCGGCGCTAGAGAAAAAATACACCGACGGCAGCATAACACCGTATCAAACTGTTAGACTACGAGAAATCAACGCCGCGATTAACCAAATTCGCGGCGCATATCGGTCTTGGTAAATTTTGACCCGCACAAGTAATATGAACACCGACGAACTTGTCGATCTTGTAGCGAAATCATTTCCGACCTTCGGCGGCGGGCGCGGGAGCGAATGGAATCCGATTGCCGAAGCGTTGAAAGACCGCGAGCCGTCGTTTGCGGCAGGCGTCGATGTCCGCGCCGTCGTCGAGTTCGTTCTTGAGCGCGCGGGGATTGGGAGGAACTAAACGACTATGGCACTCGCACTTGTTCCAAATCGCAGCGAAGAACGACGACTACGCCGACAACGCAACACGTTGTTGAAGTGCTGTAAAAAGGCGCTCGCAGAAATTGAACGTCTCGGCGGCAATGATAACGACAAGGAACTCGGTGAAAACCGCGTCACAAAAATGTTGAGACAAGAGATACGAAAGGCCAGTAAGCCATGACCACCATCACCGAAATCAAAAACCTGACCGACGAAGAACTGCGCGTGCGCGTTGCGGAGTTGGATGGGTGGCGTTATGTCAATCACGGCAAGCTCACGCGAACACGATGGTGGCTTACGTCTCCATCAGACTGCGCTCAATACAAACCGGAATACGTTCACGACAAACCGGGCGAAGACCGCTTCGGCATAGCGGGTGGAAAGCTACCCGACTACCCGCACGACTTGAACGCCGTGCATGAAGTAGAGGAAGCAATGACGAAAAAACAGCTTCAAAACTATGGGCTTTGGCTTGCTCAAAATGTTGGACTTTCGGCACCAAACCCCAAGGGAACATACCTATTTCACGCCACCGCCCGCCAACGCTGTGAAGCCCTCGTGCTCACATTATCCGAAAAATAATTCTTGCATTTTCTGACAATCCCTGCAAGGTGGATGCTACCTCGACATGAATGCCCCGGACAAGAGCAAAAAGAAGTTCACGTTCTTTATCCATAAGGACGTGTTCAGGATTTACGAGCAGATCGCAAAAGACGAAAGCGAACGACTTGGACGCACTGTGACCGTGCCGGAATTGCTGCGCCGCGATTCACTGGAGCGCGCCAACAACGTGCTCAAACGCAAAGGCAAACGCCTTCTCGATCTCGACCCCTCCGCCGGCAAGTTCGCGTCGGCGGGGCCGAACTCGGTCGCGCAAGTGATAATTCGTCCAGGCGGCAGGATCGAAGCCTACAACAAAAAAGGCGACCGCTTGAGGGAATGGAAGCATCTGAACCAGCTCGAAGAAATCACCCGGCTTTATCGCCGGGTAAGAGTGGCGCATGAGATGGCGACGCAGGAAAGGAAGATGGCGTGATTGCTGATCTACAAACTCCACGTACTATCGGTTTAGCACACGAGATTTGGCGTCAAGTGATGGCTGACCGAGAAGAAATTATCAAAGCGTTCGTCGCAAAACACGGATGCGGCCCTGACGATGTGATCCAAGTTGAACAGCGGCAATCCGATTTCACGACTCGTTGGTACGTGCGTTTGAAAGACGATGCCGACCGTGAAATGGAACGCCGCGCCAAAGAAATCCGCGAACGACAGGTTGAAAACATGAAAACCGACCGCGAACGCGCAGAAGCAGATGGTTTCATTGTCGATACTTATCGCTACCCGTGGTTCGCTTACAAAGGGCCGCGCTTCGCGCCCATAGCATCAAAACAAATTCGAACTGACGCTGAGTGTGCCGTCCGTTAAACCGGCTCCTCTACCGCCGGAGTAATTCGCACCACTTTCCCTTCTCTTTCGCCGAGCGCGATGCGGTAGCGGTTCCCTTTTCGACGATCCTCATCGACAACCGAAATCCCTGAATCGCGGATGCGCGACGCTTCGCTGAAACGGCGTCCGATAATGCGCGGACTGTATTTCATAATAAGCGGCTTGGTCGTCTCGTAGATCGACGCCTGGGAATAAAATGCGCTAGCGTTACCGACCCAATCGCCTTGTTCGGGCGGCAACGATTTCACGAACAGCGCCACGATCTCCAACAGGTCCCCCACATCGCCCGAATACAGCGCCTTGGAACGCATGTCGCTGTTGATGTATGACGCAACGCCGAGCCGTTCGTCGCCCATTATCGCGGCAGGCGGCGACCAGTCGAGAAGCCAGCGCAGCAGACAGGGCAACTCAGAAGCAATGGCGGCTTCGTAAGGCCGCGTCGCGTGCGCGCACGCTGCGGGCGGATCAGGGAACGGCCCACTGCGAAAACGTTCTACGATGACCTTTTCTTCCATCGACGTTTCCAAGTCGGGAATCATCTGCATGGAATACGCGTCGTAGTTAAGCGTGATAAGCAGGCGTCCATTGTGAACGGTGCTCTGTCCATCCTGACGCATCGCTCGATAGACTACCGTGGGCGTTGCGACCACTCGCTTCACGGCCTCGGAAAACTTGCGGTGTGAGACCGGATCGGCAGCAACCTGCCCGTCATCAATCGTCCACAGCGCGCAGCCGACCAGCTCGCGGTTGAACTCCGAATCCTTGCTTATGTGACTGGACGCATCGGCAAACCCACCCACCGACGCGCCGATCATCTTGTTGCTGAAAAGCGTCTTCCCAATATTCACGTCGCCGACAAGAAACAACGCGTGCCCCGGCAGGAGATCACCGGCCAGAGCAGACCCGTAAAAACGTTTCCACCAAGCGAGCATCACTACCCGTTCGTGATCGTCGAAACGTGTTTCAAGGAAACGCGCACACCAAGGAAAATTCGCACCCCATTCCTGTGATTCATCCGAGGGTTCCAGCGGACGAACATAGGCAATGTTCAAAAAGCGTTGCCCATTAATGTCGATCACGTCGCGCGGATCAAATACCCGCGGCACGACACCCGCGACCCGGCGATGCAACTGCACGAATACTTCTGCCCGCGTCGTCTCACTAGCCGATTCGCCTTTGCCTTTTCCGCTATCCAAGCCTTTGACCGCACAGAGATACTTCACGAAATCTTCTTTCGCCACGCTCTGCCACAAATTGTCGATCTTGCGGTAGTAAGACCTGCCGTCGAAATAGACGCCCTCGATTGCGCCGCCGATTTTGTCCTGCGCGTATTTCCGCACGAATGCTGCGCCGAGCACCTCGGCCCAAGAGTGAAAGAGCTTGTGGGATGAAAACGCGATCATCCCGTGCTCCGTCACAATCGCTGCGGTCGGGTTTGATTTGTTTTCCCAAAAGACTGAGCCGCGCGCGCCGACTTGGAAAGTGCCGTTCCACTGACCTGGGTATTGTCGTTCAATCTCCGCAGCCACATCCTCCAGTGGAATGCGCAACTCCCCGAGCTTGCTCCAGTTGGTTTGCTTGCTCGCTTCCGTGAGCCACAGGTGAATTAGCGACGTGGACAGTGGCTCGTCGCTTAGTTTCTCCCATGCCACTCCCACATCATAAATTTTCAGCGGGTTGTGCCAGCATGATGGGTCGAGTCCCGGCAACAAGCTGGTCGCGCGCAACTCGCGCACTGCGATGTCGAAAAAGCGTCTCGACAACACCGCGTCGAAGGCGACCGGCTCACTCAACAGCCACACCACACGTCGTCCACCCGAGAAAGTGCGAGAAAGCCAGTTGGGTTGCAGTCCTGCCGGCGCATTCGCGAGCACACTCGCGTCCATTGCTGTGCTGATGTTGCTGTCGTAATCGCCGATGATTGCCGTAAGTTGCCGGATCGGATTGGTCTTGGCGTTGCACCGCATGGCGGGATTGACCCCGATTGCGCCGGTAAAGAGAAGATGCTCCGTGCTCGGATCATTCCGCCATTTCAGGTAATCTTCCTTTTCCTTGAAAGCGGGAACGTTCGATTTGAACTCCCACGGGACGCAGGGAGCGGCGACGGTCGAACGATCATTCGCCACACCGTAAAGGGTTGCGTGGGTCAAGCCGCAACCCCCGTCCGTTGTTCGATCAGCGGAATATACGAAGCATTAAGTTCGATGCCGACCGCGTTGCGCCCATGCTGCTGCGCCACCTGCGCCGTCGTACCCGATCCCAAAAACGGATCAAGTACAACACACGGCTCGACTTCGGCATTGCAATCGCAGGTTGCTTTCCAGCCAAGATTCAAAACTTCCTGCGGCGGCACTGATCCCTGCTTACCACTTTCATTTAACTTTCTCGGCGTAGACTTGCCGGGGCACGACCAATTATCAGCAACCAACTCTGCGCTAATTCCACGCTCCGCCTTCCAATCATTTATATAACCACAAGAAGGACACGATTTGCCTTGTGTGGGAATGAACCCATTGCACGCCTTGCACGGCCTACCAACAATCCGCTCCCACGGAGCTTCACATTTCGAACAGCAACCATGCGCGCTTGTCGATGCGAGAATGCACGGCTCAATTAGCTTCGGCGGGAAAGTGGCGAAGTGACTACCTTTGTAATTGACTGTGTTGACAACAAACGCGAGCGGGTCGCCATCTTCATCAGTTAGCAATCCTTGCCAGCTCTCGATAAACCAATCACGAGTACGTCTAACTCGACCGTTCGGTTTCTCTTTGTCGAACATTTTGTGCAGTTTTTTCGGATTCTGCACACCTTCTGGGTAATCTTTCTCATTCGCCGCCGACGATCCGGTCTGATGACGTTTGTCGTTCGCGAACGATGCTGAGAGCGGCATTTTGACCGCTTCGGCGTCGTAGTAACAACGTTGAGATTTAGTCAGCATGAAAATGTATTCAATGACCTGCGACGGGCGGTCGCGCACGCTCTCCGGCATCCCGTTGCGTTTGATCCACGGAATTGCCGCGCGGAGATACCAGCCATCCGCACGTAGAGCGGCGGCGACTGTGTGTGGAATAAGAATTAGGTCTTTGTGCTTGAACCCATAAACGCGACAATTTCGACGCGGATTACCTGCGGAACGTTCGCCTCGGCCACGAAGCGTCTCGGTGTTACCATGCCCATTCTTACCACCCGACATTGTCTCGGCGGGCATTCCGCTACCACCACGATCAGCAGCGTAGCTGTCCCCCAAATTCAGCCACAGCGTCCCGTCATTCCGCAGCACGCGCCGCACTTCGCGAAACACTTCAACCATTCGTGCGACGTATTGCTCCGGGGTCTGCTCCGCGCCGATCTCGTTTCCCTTGTTCGGATCATCTGCGCTAAGATACGAGCGGAGTCCGTAATACGGCGGACTTGTCACAACGCAATGAACGCACTCATCCGGTAGTTCGCGCATCTTCTCAACGCAATCGCCTTGGAGAATTTTAATAGCCATTCGAACGAGAACAAAAAAGATGCCGACCTTACACCTGTTTCAAGGTATCTGCAACCTGTTTTGTTAAAGCAACAAATCTTTCTTCCGCCAGCAACGTCGGCACGGACACGACCATCGGCGGCGCGTTGGGGTTTTTCACGCTGGTGAGCACGACGGTTGCGTAGAAGACCTCGTGGCGCCCGTTGTCGTACCAGTAGTTGCTCATTTCGCCTTGGCTCTCCTAGCGCGACGAACTGGATTAACCGCAAGCACGCGTTGACCTGAATCTGCTGGCACGAACCACTTCGATTGGGGCCAGCCGTAGGAAATGCGTTGCCGTAACGTTGCAAAATTCAACCCGTAATACTCTGCGGCCATCTTGAGCGTCAGGCGTCCTGCTGGCGTCTCAATCCAGACATTGTCGCGGCGGTTATTATTTTGAACCTTGCGCGTGACCCATCGACAATTTGATTTGCTGTAGCCTGCATTGTTATCAATTCGGTCAAGAGTCAGACCGGACTGAAAGGATGGAGACATATCCCGCCAAAAATTCTCAAAATCCTGTAACCAATCAGGGCAAATCGTTATGCCTCGCCCGCCGTACCTGAAATAATATTTGTGCGTTGGGGAACAGCATCGCGATCTCATGCCGAGCCAAACACGATAAAGACGCCTGCGGGAAACATCCACTGACCCGCCGTGGGTTCGAAGACGGTTGCTAGCCAACTCACGATTGAGACAACCGCACGATCTCGTCCCGCCCCGCTTTTTCCGCAAATCGCCGCTGCGAACCACGCATGGTGTTCCGCAATCGCACAAACAGTTCCAGTAGGTGATAGCTTTCGCGCTTTCCCGAGGAACTTGAGAAACTACCAACAGTCGTCCGAACCGTTGTCCCGTAAGGTCAATGACAGGCCGACCCATATTTATTTCGTATAAAACATCGTGCTCTTGCACTCGCTCGTGACCGGCAAGTTTGGGAGCCAGTCTGGGGCGACACTCATAATGTCTATGATGCGTTGCGCGGGCACATCGGTCGGGCATTCGACCACAGCCTCGTCATGGATCGACAGCGCCGTCCAATATCCCGCGTCGTCCAGGCGCAGCAGACACTCGCAGAACACGTCGCGGGCGACCGCCTGCACCAAATTTTCCGTGAGCAATCCGCCGTAAAGTTTCTTGCGCGCGGGTTTGCCGAACTGCATGACGATCCCGGTGAGGTCGTCACCGTTTTCAACAGCGATGTTTTTGTAAGTCAGCGACCGTCCACTCGGGAGTCCGATCTCAAAATCTTCACCAACCGCTTTACGAAGCGCGTCGTCCAATTGCTTCCACAATCCAGGCTGACGTGAATCTTTACTCGCAATCTTCGGATTCTTCTTGCGATAATCCTGCACGATCAGCCACGAGTTCACGTAGCTGCGCGCCGTGTCTTCATCGGCCTTGTTCCACAATCCGATCCATTCCGACACTCGACACTTATGAATGTAATCCACGAAAGCGTCGCGCTGCTGTTTAGTAACAGGGGCATTGAATATGCGTTTGCAGTCGTCCTTGGAAATGTAGAGACCGGCCATCACAATGAACTTCAAATAGCCCGCGCCGTAGCCCAGAGCGATGACTCGCGCCTTGGACAAAGCGTAAATGCCAGCCGCGTGCGGATCGGTCTCTCTAGCAGTCTTGAGTTCACCGCCTTCCCATCCGAGCGTGTTAACCGCGTGCGCGTGATAGGGGCTGAACCCCTGACGCACAAGATTCAGCGAAGCCGTATCCCGAGCGAACAACCACAACGTAGTCGGCTCAATCGCCACCAGATCGGCAGGATTGAAATGACAACCATCGGCAGGAATGACCCGGTTGCGCATGTTGACGCCTTGAATGCCGTCGGGGAACAGATGGGCAAAACGCTGTCCGCTTTTCTCCAGCCATTCCACTCCAAACACTTCCTTCCGCGGCATGTTCCTTGAATTGAACCCCTTCTCCTTACCCCGGCCTTCGTCGCCGTTCCCGTCGCCCCATCTGCCAGTGTGCGCGCCAAAATACTTGTTCGCGTAACTCATTCTTTGATCGGTCGGGCGAATACGGTCACGCATTGTCTCTAGTTTCTTCAAGAAACCATTCGCACTGCGCAAAGTCCGCATCGCGTCCACCCAGCCGCACTCTGCGTGGGCATCTTCCCAGCGCGCGAGTTCGTCGGAGTTCTTGTCAAGACACGGCGGCGCGTCGATCCCCGCTTTTTTACACTCAGCCACGAGCAGATCATACGAGAGCGACGTGCCGCTTGCGTTCCAAGGCAGCATGTTTTCCGCAGTCCAGCAGATCAGTTTCAAATGTTTAATGTCGCGTTCAATCGCAGGTAGATCGAGTCGCAGCCCGTACCATCCTTGCTGGCGACTCAGGCGAGATAACCGTCTCTCCTTCTCCGGCCAACGATGCGAGTGGTCGTTCCAAAACCGTAGTGTCTTACGCGCATCGACCAACCCGGCTTGGACGACTTCTTTCTGAACTTCGGGCGAAACAGTTGCAAACCGTTTGCCCTTCATTTTGAGCCGGTAGTCCTTGGAAACTTTCTCGCCGTAAAAATACAGACACGAGTTCGCCAAAGACCGCGGCCCGGCGCAATAGGCGCTCAGATCGGCGGCGCAATGCCACAAGCGCGGCTTATACGCAGGCGCTACGATGCCGTGCTCCAGCAAGTATTGATGGACGCGTTCGTCGAACGACGCATTCCAAGCGACCCACTCCCACTCGTCGCCAGAAATTTTATCCCACGGCGCGTCCTTTGGATCGCCGGCCCACTCGAACTCGTCAGTGACAATACTGACAAGGTAAACTTCGAAGCGCGGATGCCGGATGTAGGCGTCAGTGCCGAGTTGTCGAATCGAACAGGGGTCGTCTTCCTGCTCGTCGAAATAACTCTCATAATCAACGGCGGCGTAGTTCAAGGTATCTGTCACCTTCTAAGCCACGCGTTTCTTCGCGTTCTCGTAATCTTTCCGCGCTGCTACGGAGATGTTATGGTAAGAACCACAATCAGAACATTTCATTTGCTGTTGCTCGACGCCCTTGGCAGTAACGTAAGCGCGCACCTTATGCACGTTCTCGCTCGCGCAATGCGGGCAACTCCATTTGTCGCGACCCTCCATCACTCCGGCATGAGTCTTCGCTGGCACGACCTTACTCAATTTCTCCCACACCTTTTCCAGTAGGACTACGTCTTGCGCGCAATACCGCTTCATCGTCGCAAGCGCGGCGCGGTCGTTCTCTAACAGAATCGACTTCCACAGATTGAACTCAGTCTTGAGTTTGGAGCCGATTCCCAAAAACGATGCGATGTAATCGAGCCGGTTCGAATTGAACAACATGCGCCGCCGCGCCCATTGCAAAGTGTCGGCGGTCTTGATGTTCGGTAGCGGCGGCAAACCGTGGAAAACGCAACGCGTTTTTACCCACGGCAAATCAAACTGGTCAATGTTATGCCCGACACATTCATCCGCTTTCTGCAAGATCGAGGAGAACTCGGCAAGCAACGCGCGGTCGGACTGCTTTTTGTCCCACGCGATAACCCGCGCCTCTTTCTCGCCCTGCCATTTATAGCCGACGCAAATAATCGCGCGCTCTTGCAAAAGGTTGGAATGGTCGATGTTAATCTTATAACCAAGCCGCCAGGACAAAACGATGTTAGGCGACGTTTCGATGTCGAAAAAGAGACGGCGTAATTTCATTAGATGGAAACTCGAATGCCTGCTTTCTTGAGCTGGCGATAGACCCAATCGGTCAGCGTGTCGTTGAGGTAAGCCGCCGCCTCTTGATTCTCTGGGTCAAACTTGTAATTGACGCGATTGAGGATGTGATGCGTTTGATGAAAACATTCGTGCGCGACATCTGCGTGACTCGGTCTGCAATCGAAAAACAAACCGAACACTCCCCATTCATACTCATACGCGCTTCTAGCCTTAAACGTCGGCTTCTCTCTCGGCGGCTTATTGTCGAGACCTAAGGGAACGACAAGATCGGCATAGGCTTGCGGTGCGTCATGTGCGACCACGAGCCAAATCGTTCCGCCATAAACCGGCACACTTCGACTAACCTTGAGAATAACATTTTTCTTCATCGCAGTCGCACCCCTCCACGCCGCAGTTTCTTATGAACCCACTCCGTCAGATAGCCAGTCAGATAAGCGCTGGCTTCCGAGCCCGTCGGGTTGCCGATGTAGCGCATGATCTGATCGGCGAGATGTTTAATCTCGTGTCCGATGTCTTCCGTGTTCAAATCGCGCGGGAAAAACAGTCCGAAATCGCCTTTATCGTTCCACGCGCAAAGCGAACGAAATTCACCCGCATCTTTCGCATCCGAAAAGCGGCGACTGCGCTGATACACCGTCACCGGATTGGTCGCTACGACCAGCCACACATCGACGTTGTAGATCGGCACTGTTAGTTTGGATTTGAGGATGATGTTCATTTAGGTAGCCTAACCGCCACACGAACCGCTCTTCGTAATCTCACAAACATCTGTGCCTTCCACGAATACTTCGCCGACATGCTTCACCGCCGTTTGGTGCCGGACAGGGGTAAGCGGTTGTCCTCCACGCGCGCCGTCGGGGTAACAAGTGATTCCGCGCAGTTTGGGCAAGTGTTTTATCAACATCTTGCCAAACGGTCGCACCCCTTGCTCATTGTTGTGCTCGCTTCCCCAGGCCGGCAGATTGATAGTGGAACTGATCGCGTGATCTACCCAGCCTTGAAGCCACACTTGGAACGCAACACGCCGCTCGACGTTCTCGGCCAAACTGTAGGCGTCTTCAATTGTCTCAGGATCAACGCCATTATCAATCAAGCGTTGTGCCGTAGGATCGACAACATATTGGTAGTGCGTGACATTGCCTTTGAGGTACCGACGCTTGTAAGCTACACAGAAGATAGGTTCGGTGCCGGTAGTCGTCTCAGCGACAATGCCGATAGTGCCGGTAGGAGCGATAGCACGCGTCTTTTTCGGGCGACTGATCTCCCATTCATCAGCCTGTTTGCGCGCGATGTCGGTCGAGGTCGCATAGATGTCGAGATACTTCGCCAGATCGTCATCTGCGCCGTAACGCTTGCCTTTAAGTAACAACCACTCGTGCAGACCCATTAACCCGAGCCCAAGCCGGCGGTTCTTTGTGCGAATCGAATCGACCTTGGGATAAGGTACGTCGCTATAGACCGTGCCGGCGAGCAAGAACTTGGTAGCAAGATCGACAATCCTCTCCATCTCTTCCAACGACTCGATCCGCGCCATGTTAATTGAGCCGAGGTTGCAAATGTCGGAATCGTCGCGCGATGTAAGCTCAGTGCATTGTCCAGTAACAATTCCATTAAAGCAGCCAAGATGCCGCTTGGGTTCGTTAAAGCAGTAAACGTCTTCAGCGACACCCGCGTTTTCGATAGATACAACTCGCACAAACTGTGTTGCGTCGCGCTGCGGCGTGTAACCTGTAAAATCTAAACGTGAGCAACGCATGCCAAGTTCGGTAAGTTGCTGCATCTGAACCGCGCCAATCAACAATCGCCATGATCGATTGCAGAAATAATCCTTTTTCCCGCCCCGCCCGTCAGGCATCGGGCGATAGCCTGCAACGTTACCGTCTGTAATCTTGGACTGCACACCGAGGGTGGATAAAAGTTTCTGCACGTCTTGCAAAAACAAAAAGTTAATCGAGCCAATTTGTGCGCCACCCTCCTTCAATTCCGTCCCGTCTCCATCAAGAAGCCCTGCCAACCATTCAAGCCGCGATGAGACATCCCACTCAAATGGCACAAACGACTTCGGCGCGGTCTTGAACGCCAATCCCACATTAACCTTCACAGTCGTTCCTACCCCATATGGCTTACTGACGGAACGAGAAGAAAGTCTGTCAACGCACGGAAATTTTGGTTCGTAAACGTCAACGTGCGAATGCCCATCCATACCATCAGCAGACACAAATCCTTGAGTGTAGGCATGTAGGTTACTGACACCTCCGGCCAAAATAGGAAACTCGTGTTTGGCTAGCGTGTCACCACACTTCAAATCGCGCGCCGATGCACGCTCCGTGCGTCCCGTGTAGCCAATCGCTAACTCCCATTCGTGATAGTGTGTGCATACCAACGACCTGCCATCAGATAATGTGACACGCAACATTGGCTCTTCGTGTCCAGTGATTTTCGGTGTCACGATTGACCATTCGAAACCATTCCAAACATCAACATCTCGTCCAACGACTGAGTCTATTCGTTGGTAACCTTCGCGTGTTAGAATTTCCGTGTCACCAGTGACACAGGCGTTGCGCAGGGTCTCACCCGCGTTCACGCCGACATCAACACTGAAGCCTGGCTCGGCAGTTTTAAGCATCTGCCGCACAACCGCCCAGTAGACCGTCTGGGCTAACGCGTGATCGCGGTTCTTTTCATTGTGAAATGCTTTGAAAAAATCGTCGTCGAGCAGCACCGAGATATTGGTGCCGTCCATTGTCGCGGGAAAATTAAAGTCCTTCTCTTTAAGCGCGCGCACCTCTGGCGACCAGTTCTTCATCTGCACGAACTCGACGCAATCGGGGTGGTTCCAACGCAGTCCGGCCCATATCGCCGAGCGCCTGCTTCCTCCCTGCATAATGCCGCGGCCAGCTTCGTTCACCATTTGCATCACCGCAGTCGGCCCGGTCGCTTGTCCGCCGGTCTTACGAATTGTTTTACCCTTGGCGCGAATCTCGGAATAATCGACACCGATCCCCGCGCCAGTCATAAGCGACATAGTGATCTTGTGCATCAAGTCTGCCCAACCCTCGCGACTGTCTTCGGCGCGGAGCATGAGACAGTTCTGCACTTGATGGAAAGGTCGCCCGGTAGCGTAAAGGTATCTGCCACCTGGCATAAATTTGCGTTGCGCTATTGCCTGTTCAACCTCACGCACAAGCGCCTTTGGCGCGTGAACGGCGTGCATGACATGGTGCGCAACACGATGCGCGACCTGTTCCCATGTCTCCTTTTCGCCGTCAATCTCATGGGCATACTTCTGCTCCATGATGGCTTTGGCGAATGGGCTAAATTTGTCGGTCATTGCATCTTTGTCTGCGGCGCGTCAACGATGATTCCAATCTTGTTCGTTCCTATTTTCTTACCGCATTAACAGCGTTGATTTGGCTTTGGGAGACCACCATCGAAAATGTGCCACTGCGCATTGCATTTCGGCGTGCCTGTCTTCGGCGTTTCAGCTTTCAGTTGCGCGCTCACCTCTCATCCCCCGACCCGGTGAGCTTCCCTCGCCCTTGCCGCGAGCGGAGCTTGTCGATGTTGCGCTGCGCGATCTCACTCAAGTCCATTTGTAGCATCGTGGAAAGGCCGGCGAGGTACCACAGGCAGTCGCCTAACTCAGCGGCAATCTCGTCATGCAATGACTGTGAGCGTTCGTCGCCGCGGAAGTACTTCTTGAGTTTGCCTGCAACTTCGCCCGACTCGTTAGCCACCCCTAGCACCATGTACGTTATGGATTTAGCTTTCGGCAACGCGAACTCAAATGCGGTTTTTTGGTATTCGTTAAATGTCATAGGTAACGTTCGCTATCTGTCACACCTTCCTCAAGCGGAGCTGCCCCTTCGCCGATCCACTTCACCAACACTTTTGTTGCCGGCGGAAACGTTTTGCCAAACTCGTGCGCGTGGTTGGCAAACTTGAACGCCCCAATCAACACCTCCAACGCACCGTAGGTACGCAGAAACAACCCGTAACGGAAGTAAGCCTTGCCGTGCGGATCGTTGCGCACACCATCGTTCCCCTTGTTCTTAAAATCGTCGGGGTGGTCACCGGTGTAGCCGATTGCGCCATAGTCGTCCTTTCTCATGCCGCCTTTTCCAATTTCACCGAGCCCGACTTCCACGCCGCGACGCGCGTCCCTACCGGCACTTTGCTAAGCGCGTCGAAATCGCTTTTACTTATCGAGCGCAGCGACCGATCTTCAAACACAATGTAGTGCTGTCCTTCGCCGCCGGTGCGCTTCGGCGGGCCGATAAGCAGCGAACCGCGCGGGTGAGAGAACTGCCGGGTGAAACCGACTAGCTTTGGCTTAACATCGGAAATAATCGGGCTTTTCTCGAAGACGGGCATGCGCCGCCAACCGTAAAAGGGCCGCCACTTGGGTTTTACCTTTTGCTCCGCGCGCCACTGCTCGCGTTGTTCTGGGGTGAATTGCGGCATTCGGCTAATCCCAGTGAGTAACGAACACCACAATGAAACCAAGTAAGGACACAAGTGTGCCGACCACAGGCAGAAGCCACAGCACAGCGTTATCGCCATACCCAAACGTGACGGCCAGCCACCACACATTCGCCAACGCCGCACCCCAGAGAAAAGCTGTTATGTAACGCGCGAGCATTACTTCGCTCCTTTCCCTTTGCGGGCGCGCTTAGGCTTCGGCGTATCGCCCGAGCCAATGACTGTCGTGCAATCCCAACTCCAATCGCAACCAGGCGACACTGTTAGTGTCCCACAGCAACATCTGCCTTTTCTTAACTCGTGCTTCTCAGGCTGCGCACTGATGTGGGCGCGGTGAATGTCGAGGTGATCGTAAAGTTCGTCGAACCGTTTGAACAGCTCAACATTCTGCTTCTCCAACTCAGCAAGCTGCGCTGCCTGTTTCGGGAACAACATCACGCCACCTCCTGTAACCGGCGCTCGACGATAATGCCTTTGAGCAATACGGCGTAGTTGATGATGTCTTGGATCGCATCTTCGACACTCTCGCTTTTGACTTGGAGCGTGCCTTTGTTTACAAACGTCTGAATGCGCTTGATTTTGTCGAGCATTCGAACAAGCACGCCCGTCTCGGCTTTGACTCCAATTGTTTCCGCAGAGCGGAAGTTCGCGAACGGATCAACCGAGCCGTCGGTGTAGTCATTATTCTTCACTCGGATGATGTCACGAGCGGCGGCGCAGGTTGACTCGTGCAGTTTAAGCACGTCATCAGTAGTCAAATGCGATTTGTTTGACACGCCCGCTCCTGCGGAAGCGGGTTGGCCTTTTCCCTTCCAAAGCGTCAAAGTCTGAGTAACAGGATGCGTGTGAATCTGCACCTGACCTTCGATACCGTAGGCTTGCAGCACAGCGCCGAGTATATCGTTCGGCTTGTAGCCTTGGGCGAGCGCGATAAGCGTCTTCTGCGCACGAGTCGCGATCTCAATCGCTTTGGTCTGCTCCGACTCGTGAAGGGTCAGACCATCGATTGTGTCCAAGTCTTCACGCTTAAAAACGAGTGGCTCGCGCTCCTGTTGCGGCGGGATTCCCGCTAGCTCGGGATCGGCTTGGCGACAGGCTTCGGTTGCTTCGACTACGTTGGTCGGTTCGGCGTTCACGACTTCAGGCGTGTTCACGGGTTCGTGGACAGGCGAATCGGTTGTGGATGTTACCTCCGGCGCGGGCGGCGAACCGTTCGCGTCGAAGGATGGTTGAATTGGGGTTGTTTCGTCGTTCATTTCAGATAAGTCGTGTAGTTTTAACAGGTTTCGGCTTGGCTTCGTCGAAATAGGTTGTCTTGATATTCTTGACACCGACATCGTGAAGCAGGTCAGACGCAATCTGCCATTGAAGGTTTCCAATGGCGACACGAGTGCCGTATTGTTTTTGCGCGGATTCAAAATCACGCACGAGTGCTTTGGTTAGTTTCATAAGTCTGGTGGTCTATTTGTCGTCAAACTTCCCTCCGCTCGATTATTCCTTGAAGCGTTCGACGTGTGCGTTTCGCTATATCAACGTAATCGCGAATGTTATCAGCAAGCGGCACTAACTGCTCTCGCTCGACTGATTTGTCTGCGCTTGGTACCTCCGGTACCGGCTGACGAAGGACACTGCCAAACAGCGTCTCGATTTCGGCGGCGAGTTTCTCGTTCTCGCCAAGAACGGCAGCAAGTTCATAGGTCTGCTGCGAAACCTGATTCATGGTTTGTGCTACTGGTGTATTCATAAATTTCTTTTTCCACATCTCCCGCCCGCAGGGCGGCAAGGTTACAGACACCTCTCGAAGCCCCGCGGGACGGGATTATGCGGACACTGTTGATTGTTAGGCTGCGGGAATGACTTTCACCGCATAGAGCTTCTGCGGATTCAGCTTGGGATTCTTCGCGTTTGGCTTGGTGCCAGTGAAGGTGATTTCCAACGTGTCGCCCTGGCGCAACGCGCGCCCGAGCCGTTTCGTTTCGGATGCGACAGCGCTGAACATCGCGGACGGTTTCGCCGCCCAAAGCGACCGAAGCTCGCCATCCACATTGAGACTAACGACCGCGCTCATTTTCGGATTTCCGTCCGGCCAGAACGCCAGTGCGCCGGTCTCAAAAACACGGGACTGGACTAACTGCGCCGGCTTAGTGACTACACCCACTACCTTGTCGCCGACGGCGGCGTCTCTAAAAGAGACTGCGGGAGTGCTTTCCTGTTGGAAAGGGTCGGTGTAATCTTCACCATCGAAGAAAACTGGTTCATTGCTGGGATGAGCGGGTTCGGGCGTAGCTGCCGATTGCGCCGCTTGGTTAAAACTGATCTTTGCCATTTTGTTTATCTGTTCTTGTTCTAGGGGGTTTGTTTTTGTTGTGTTTGTTCGGTTAAATTAATAAAGTGAAATCTGTAGTTTCTGAGCCACGTTCTTCGCGAAGTTTTCAGCGGTCGCGGCCTGAGTAAGCGCGGACATCATTCCGGCCTGCATACTCGACAGCCCGCTTACGAACCACGCAGCCATTGCGTCGTGGACATACTTTGGAAAATCTTCCCGGATCTGAGCGAGCACGCATTCCTTAACTGCCGCAATCTGCGGGTCGGTTTCGACCAATCGCTTAGCCTCGGCGCGATAGGTGACAACGGCAGCGCTTGTGATTTCCTCGATCAGTGCGTCGCGCGTGCTTTTGAACCTGGAAACGCGATCTCGGAATTCGGAACTGCCCCGAATATCTTCATCAGAACAATTCTTCGCGCCAGCGCGGCCATACCGGCTCGAAAGATATATCTCAGTGTTTTGTTCGCGGAGGCGGCCGATCACGCTCGCCTCAAACGCCTCGCGCTCGGCCTTGTGCGGCTCGGCGATAAACTTCTCCATCACCACCAGCGCGAGTTTCTTTTTGTCCTCGGCTGAAAGCTCGGCGAAGACTTCGGCCACGCTACCAGCGAGATTGGCGTCGATGTTTAGTGTTACTTGCATATTACTTGCGGATTGGCTTCAAATAGCGGACATCGCCCGCCTGGTTGAAAATATCTCCTTCGATAAGCAGGTCTTGCACACGCTGAACAGCCTTGGCTTTCTGACCGCGTTTACTAACAGCTTTGACCAAATCGTCCACGGCAGACGCTTTGATGTCGCAGTATTCCACAAAGTCATCCGCCTTTAATTCGGGTGCGACTTCCGTTTTAATAACGTCGAAAGCCGCCTTCGCCGAAACAACCGAGCGGCGACCACGTTTTTCGGCAATTTCGTAGCCGGGTATCTGCGTTCCAGATTCGTGCATATATAAAGCCGCACTTTTCCATCCGCTCGCTGCTTTAGTTACCGCTGGCGCAATCTGCATCAACGTGGCAAAAGCCTCGGGATCGGTAATCTCGCTGCCATGCAGCGATCCTTCAGGTAAGTCCAGCTCCGGTGAATAGCGCCGCGCAATCTCTAGCCCAAGATTCGCGAGCTTCGTGCATTTACCAGCGAAGCCGCAGTACTGGCACTGCGCGGAGACCGTGTAATCTTCCGGTCGATTTGCTCGTGCTCTCGCAATTATCGCCGCAACTTGGCCGGAGAGACGGTCGTAGTCCTTGCTGCGGGTGAAGGTCTCAATGTCGATCTCGTCTCGCAGCGGATGAACAGCATGAATACGAACCGTTTCGACCGGAAACTTATCCCACGTTCCGATAGCATAACAGTGAAACTGCGGCGCATCGGCAGGGTAAAAATTATAGGCGAACTTCCAATCTATGATGTCCGCAACCAGACCGTCGTGAGCGAGAACATCTGTGTATCCAAACTGGTCGAAATAATCGAGTCGGATTTCTTGAAATACCGACGGCGTTACTCGATAAGTCGCTAAGACTTGTCGCTTGTATTCAACGCACTTCTCCACCGCTGCCTTGAGAATTGCGTCGTGCGCGATAAGCGACAGGTCTTCGGTCTCAACCGCCTTATGCGCGAGCGTGCCGCGATCCGCGAACGTGCGGTCGCCGTCGGGGTCTGAGAAGTAGCCGGGGCAAATCGCTTTGGATTTGAGCACACTCGGGGAAAGCGGGGCGTGCTTACGTTCGGTTGTCGGTTCGGGGGAAGACAAGACAGCAGTATACGAGGTATCTGCAACCTCGCAAGCCAAATCAGACTTATTTGTGAATTTAGGTTGACAAGTCGATTTTACCGCTTCTGTTGTTGCTCTTCCGCCTGCCAACTCCTCCAGCGGGTCTAAATCCCCATCTTGAAGCAGCGCAATATTCGCGAGTTTCGCCTGCACGCGCTTGCACACCTTCTCTTCGTACGTGCCGGCGGCAAACACAATCTTCTGCACAGCCTTACTCTTTGCACCCGCGCGATGGATGCGTCCAAGCGCCTGCTTTAAGTCAACGGCGTGATCGGTTGGACAGATAAGCGACACCCGCGGATAGCGGCCGTGAAGATCATGCAAACTGATCCCAACCCCGCCGGCTTGCACGTTGACGATGATAGCGCGCGACTTATCGGCTTGGAAATCGGCAATCGCTTTCTGCCTTTCGGCGTCATTCTGCCCGCCGTAAATTCCGTCGCACTTTAGCTTGGTACGCAGCTTCTCCAGCGTTTCACGGAACGATGTGAACACGACGACACTGTTTCCTTCGGCAATTAGATCGGTCGCCATGCTTGCCAGCCCATCAGCCTTTAACACTTCGGCTTTCTGCCGCGCCTGCATGATAAGAACGCCGCCTTGAACGGATTCACCTGCGAGAATGCGGCGGTTCTTCTCTTCTGCCGCAGCGTCGTAGGCGGCATTGACCTGGGCTTCGTTGCCAAAGGCATAGACCTCGGCATTCACGCTGTTGTCAGGGAAAGCATCGCCAAGATCGGCAATGCGAATGCGGCTGCCGAACTTGGGGAAAATCTGTTCGTGCAGAGACACGAGAACCTTGGCAGCAGATTTTCGCTTGAACTCGATCCCGCCGAAGGCTCCGCGCCAGCATCCGTTACGCAAACACCATTTATAGAAGTTCGTCCAAGTGTGCAAGCCTAACAAGTAACCGACGGCGCGCATCTCGGTCGGGTCTTGGGCGAGTGTGGCACTCAAGAGAAGACAGCGGAACGGTTTGGCTGCGGCGAGAATGCGCGCGTTTTGACTCGTTGGACTTTTGCAGCGGTGAACTTCGTCGAAAATGACTAGACAGCCGGGATTTAGTGACCACTCCCACTTCTTCACATTAAATCGGCCCCAACTCGTATTGCCCATGCGCAACAGTTCGTAATTCACAACCGCCGCCCTCGCGTTATTGCCTAACGCCTGCTTCAGCACGTTTTCCCAAACAGGAATAACTGCCTTTGGGCAGACCACAAACACTTCACAGTCCAGTTGTTTAGCAATCCATGCCGCTTCGTAAGTTTTACCTGTGCCTGTGTCGCTCGCGCTAACCGCGACGCGGTTCTCCCGCAGCGACCGGAGCAGATTCTCGGCGCTTGGGACTTGATAGGGGTAGAGGGAAATCACTCCGTCAGTGACAAAAGACCAACAGATAAACCACCGCAAAGACGCACAAACCGGAAACAACGAGCCACTCTTTCATTCTTGTGTCATCGCCCGGAGACGAAAATTTCCCAAGACACCGAGCTGCCAACCTGCCCTTCGTTGTCATAACTCTTGACCGCTACAGAATAGGTCGCGCCCAATTCGCAATCGGGCAGCGTGAAACTAAGAGCGTTGCCTACATCCAGGTGTTGCGACTTGCCATCCGGCTGCTTGTTCCAGGTAAGGATATATCCAAAGGCGCTATCGAACCGATTCCAGTGGATAAAAACGTTACGCGTCTCTACAGGAGTAGGAGTCGGAGTGACGGTCGGAGTCGGTGTTTCTTGTGCGAAACTCGCGGCGGCGAACAGCAGAAAAACCAGAATAAAGTTAGTCATAAAAAAGAATTTCGCCCTGCGCCGCGAGAACGCCCGTTAAGGAAGTGGGCGCGCAACCTTGTTGCGTGCTTCTCTCGCGCTCGCCTTTTATCCATCCGGCAACCAAACCTTTCGATCAGGTAAAGGGGCCGCACCCCAATAGCGCTGTTGTTTCAAACAGGCGTGGATTCAGACTTGGCCAAGCAAGGCACGCAGGACGAAAAAGTCATTTGTTAAGCAGCAGTAACACGAGACCCACGATCATCAGCACCACGCCAACAATGCGCGGCACGAAGCCAGTCTCGATAACTGTGAGCCCAAACCACAGTAGTTTAGTTCCCATTTTTCTTGTTTTCCTTTCGTTTCTTTTTGCGCCGCCTTACCGGCAGCGTTGGCGCTTCGTTTTGAATTAGTGTTTCAGGCCGGCGCGAACGTTTCATAGCTGCTCGTAAAATTCTTCTTCAGCCTTTTCACGAGCAACATTCAACAACGAGCCGGGCATCTCTTCACCCCAAAACTCAGTGTCACCAGTCTGCTTATCAGTAGCAAACACATCGTACCAACGATACCGAACGGGATAAAAACGGTCACTTGGGTGGGTCGCTTCAGCGTCATGTGTGTAATCAACCTCACAGTCCGCCTCCACAATGTGAGTCTCGGTCTCTGCGAAAACGTGGAATCCGGTTGTCATACCCCCGCCTCCACCAAAACGTCGAATTGAGCCGCTACCTTACGGTAAGCATCAATTGCAGATTTTCTCGCATCGAAAAGCCCCAACCAGTATTCTCGACCAGAGACCATAATCCGTGCTTGCCATTTTCGTAAACGCTTGTTCCACGACGCTCCTAAAACACGCAGATCATACTTACGCCTAGTATTTTCGTGCTTTGGTATCCAACAACAATTCCTCGGAAAATAACCAAGATCATTATTGACCCGATGGATCGTCAAATCAGAAGTATACCCGCTACGAGTTGCCCATTGCTGGAACGCTTCAAACCTTTGCCATTCATCACACACGACGATGCCTCGACCGCCGTAATGTTTGTAAGCCTCACTGTTCGGATTGGTACAGCGTTGCCGCATATTTATCCAGCATTGGTACAGCGGTGTTCCAGCACTCGAATGCTTTGTCACCTTCTCTTGTGCATAACACCCACACGAAACAGTCCCGTTAAAAAGCTGGTCAATGCGAACGTCTTTCTCCACACCACAAACACACTGACACGAAACCCAACGCTCGGTGTAAACTCTCTTGTTGCGTGGGATGCGACGCTGATACACATCACGAATGACAGTCAGACGCCCAAAAACATCTCCTACACTTGCTATAAGTTGGCGCATAGTTATTACCCAACAATCTCCGCCGGCTTGTCAGTTAGCTTTCCACCAGTCGTATCAAGCAACCTACCGCCAACAACAAAGAGTCTGTCTCGATGCTTGTCGGCAAAGGCAGCACGCAGCGCGTTTACTTCCTGGCCCAAATCAATCGTCTTGTCGCGCAGTCGGTTGCCTTCTTCGACAAGCGCGATGTGCTCGGCTTCTTTCTCTAGGAGGGCGATAAGTTCTTCGTGAGCGGTGTCAGTCGGCGGGGGGTTGTGAATCTTGAAAAACTCTCGATTCGGGTTGCTGTCGATTTTGCGGCGATAACGTCCGGCAGTCCATGCGTCGCCAACTTTTTTACCCGCACATGATGTCTGCTCCCAACCGTCCAACCCTACACACTCATCCCCACATTCGATAACCTCGCCTAACGCCAGTTCTCTATATCCAGTTTCCATATCAACCAAGTATCTGAACCGCCGCACGGATCGCGGCCTTGAGGTGAACGCCTAGCTCGGTAGCGAGACAGAGTTCTTTGAGCAATTGCTCGCGGTCGGATGTTTTTCCGAGTTCATCCACGCCATCGCCACAGCGCCACTCCGCGTTGAATTGCAGTTGCTCGCGCAATTGCTCGGAAAGCACATCGAGTTGTTCGATGGGCTCAATGAGTTGGTTGAGTATGCTGGTGAGAGTCGGCACCGTTGGTGCGACCCGCGGAGGTTGAAGGGTGCTGAGGGGAATCAGCCGTCCGACTACGTGGGAGTTTATCATATGTGTGGTGGTAGAGGTGGTAACGGTAACGGGTCTTGTTCGTCTGGATACGGAGGCACCGGGCGCGGTATCGGATGACACTTCACGGCGAACGCGCTAACTGCTGCCGAAACGACCACCGTTAAGATGAGCAACGTTTTCATAGCTGTGGTCGCAGCTTATCCCAATTGATTTTAAGCAGCAGTGCCTTGGTGCGATTAACCACTTCGGCAGTTCTTGGGAACTTCGTTTTCCAGTTGTCGTATAGCTCCCACTTCAGCTTCCGTTTAGCGTGCTGCAAACGCCCCTCCGCGCCGGCCAAGTTCTCCTCTGCTCGGGCGATCACCTGGCCGCCGTGGAAATCATCTTCGTCATTCTTCTCCTCAGCATCCTCAACTCGCGCGCCGGCACGACGCAATTCCTCATCGGCTCGACGTAGGTTGTCGGCGGCAAACTCCTTGGATCGGGCAGCGAGAGCGTAAGGGTTGATCGCCGGCTCGTCGGGAGGTTGGGTAAGGAACAGCCAGTTCATGCTTCAGAGGTGACAGATACCTTGGAAGAAAGGGAATGAGCAGCGCCGCGAGAGTGTCCGTTAGTCCGGCTTATTACTGTGCTCTCTCGCGCTTTACCGGGCGCTTCTCGTCTGACTTTTTCATCCGGCTCGGCCAGCACAGACACGCTGCTCAAAAGGTGATCGCTCGCGTACGCCGCAATCGCTAACGCGCTGCGTATGTCACTCCCGCAACGCGCGATGTCTTCGTTTGGAAACCGGGCAATCATACTCGCTCGGATTTCCTTGTCCCCGCCGGTAGAACGTCCGGTGTGATGGATGACGCATTGCTTGCGCGTGACGGGAAAGACGGTGACGTTGTGCCGCTCTGCGGCTTGACGGAAGCGCCCGTTCCACTCAATCGTTTCAAACACTTCTTTTCCCACCGGGAAACCGTAAGGAGTCAATTTCTCAAAGGCGAACACTGATATGCGCAAAGGTGCGACAAGCGTCCTCAAGAGATCGGCGTTGGTTTCGATCCCCATGCTCTCGATGCGTTGCGTTGAAGGGTTGAAGACCACGTAAGCGGATTTCTCGGAGCCGGCGTCTACAGCGAAGATCGAACGCCGATCGGCTACCTGCTTTGTTCCTGGCCGCAGCTCTGTTTCCATCAGACCAACCGACGTTCGAAATTGACAAACGACGCCACAACGACGACGGCGAGGAGCAGCACTGCTGCAAACGAGCAGATCAATCGCTTCATATCGCCTCCTCTGTGTCGAAAAACCACATGATGTCCAAGCCCCAGAAGAGGAATTGAAAGTGGACGAAAAAGCCGTGCGCAGCTTGGCAGTCATCGCAAAGAATCTCACCAACCGAAATGGCGGGCAGAACCGAGCATTCGTGCGGCGTGCAAAATGGGATGCAGTCGATCATTCCGGTTACGTTTAATCAAGCGATCTAGCAATCTGCCAATCGCGAACAGCGACAGATTTGTCGTTCGGGTCGATATATTCAAAAGACGCGTCATTGAACTTACCAACCACACCTTTCAAGCTGATCTTCGTGTGCCACGAATGAACTTCGATCCTGTCCAATTCGTAGACTTCATTCACAACCAAAATAGCGCGCGGGTCATCATTACTGCCCCACCCGACCTGGGCATCAGATGCACCAACAAATCGGACAAATCCTATAGGTGTCATTCCGGTTTCTCCAGTCGCGCGTCGATTATCTGGTGACACTGCTCACGCGTCAGACCTTGCACGGCGCAGTCGTAGCCGCGATCTGCTGCGGTATGAACCAACTCAGAAAGGTGGCTGCGAAAGTCTGTGACGTTTAGCTTCTCGCGCGGCAGAAACAGCAGAGCGGCTAGTGCGGCCATAACCGCAGCAAAAATGAAACAAGCAAGAAAACGCATAAAGGTTACAGATACCCCTTGGCGCAAGGTTGCGCGTTTAGATAGTGAAACAAATCTCGTTCGATAATAAAGAGTCGCATCCCAGGGCCGCGGCGAAATGGCATCGGATTGCGTTTCTGCCGGCTGCGCTTTTGGATCGTTTTTTCGTCGCATCGGAGCTTTGTCGCGACATCCTTAATGTAGAGAACGCGCGTGCTCGTGGGGTCGATGTCGGTCGGGTTGGCGGAGACGGGGGACTCGATCTCCAGTTGGATACGTTGATCCAAGAGGGGCGTCGCGCGGAAGGCCGTGCAGAGGATTGTCATGCTTAGTCGATGACCTCGCGGACGTGGATTTGATTATCGGTAATCCCACGTTGTCGGCACGAGTAAGCAGTAAAAGGCACGTCGTCGCAAGAACGGATCAGCCAAAACTCCCGCGGCTTCGGCGGCTCGGGCTTGACCCGGTAATCGTAAGTGCCAAAATTCGCGGAGAAACACACTGGGTGTAAATCGTCCCACTTCCCTTGGGAGTCTCTGTCCCGAAACTGAATCGTCTTCCCATCTCGGTGCGCCTGGATGACGGCAATCATTTCGTCGTGTGTCATCATACCGGGCGATTCCGTAGAGCAAACCAACAGGCGGCGTTGATTAGAGCGAGCACTACACACTCGAATTGGCGTACGGTACTGACTCCGCCAAGAGTTGCGCCTGCGAGAACTTGACTCGCGGCAAAGCCAAACCCGAAAAGATTCAGTTCACCGCGGGGATTGCTCCAGAAGTTCAAACCGTGGAAGGTAGCAGATACCTGATTCATTGCAAGAATTATTTTTGGAAATGTTTAAGGTGTGAGACGAGCGTCGATAAAAGACCGTATAGCATCTTGAATTTCTTGGTCGTCCCTGGGATTCAGCCATCCAGCACACACCGCCGCACTGTGACTTTCCCAAAGCTCCTCCGCTTGCCACAACGTCATTCGTATGCCCATTCCTGCGGCAACGCGACAAATGCGCGCCGCGTCATCTGGATGCTGACAATGCCCGTTGTTAAACGCGGCGTCGAATGTGAACTGGTTCACTTCCATAAAGCTCAAACCACCGCACGCGGCTCAATCGTGCAGAAGAAGGGAAAGCCGAGAACGGCGTTAGCTGGAACGAGCACAATTTTACGCGAGGTGTCCCGGTAGAGATCGGCAGCGTTGCGGGTGGTGAATTGAATGAATCGCTCGCGGGATTGACTTTCTTCCGCAGCAGCTTCGTCGATAAGCGCAAGCTCATCATCACTGAAATCGAGGACGACCGGCAGGAGTGATTGATCTTTTAACATGGGTGTTTGGTTTTTGAACGACTCGGATTAAAGCACAACATTTTGTCCAAAACTTTTTTGTAGCGCGTCGCCGGAGTTTAGATACGGTATGATCCGCTCAGAACCGACACGAGCCGATGAGAGCCGAAATATATTTGCAGAAAAAATTGACAGGCTCTTCGGAAAAGAAAGTGAAGAGCGTTGGCCCACGATTTGCTTACCGCGTCGCGCTCTTCTTGGCGCGTGAAATTTTCACCGGAAGGGGAACAATCTTGCGCTCGACCTTGGGAGCGGATTTGCACTGGAGAGGCGCACCGTCATATTCGTGCAAAAATTCCATGATCCATTCGGGGCGCGACATTCCGAAATGATTTTTTGCACCCAGCTTGAAACAGCACGATACAACTTCCTCACTCACGACATGAATCGCTGCCAGCTCCTTAACGGTAAACAACTCGAATGGATTGTCCTTCGCCTGAGCGTAAGTGGCGGGCGCTTTTGGAATAGACATTGCGAGGTCGGTGTGAATTAGCATACAAAGAACACACAGGCAAGCACTAAATGAGGGAGCCTTTCACTGTGAGGATTTCCGACTCATCCGACCCCGAACGAGCCGACAAATTCGAGCGCATACTCAAAAAACGAGGAGCCAACGCTACGGACGTGATCCGGGGGCTGATCGACGCCTATAATCTCACTGACGGCATCAAAGCCTTCCCCGTTATCTTGGAAGAATCGCCGCCCGCATACCGGACGAAGGGCAAAATCCGCAAAAACTCTCGGAGCACACGTCGGACGCATCGGTAGGACATAACCTACAAACCGCGATTGCGACGTAAAAAGATTGTGGATACAGTGTGTCCACACCAACGTCCATTTAGCGTCGGAAAACGAAAAATAGGAAATGACGAGCAAAGAATGGCACATGCGCGCCTCGTGGAGCCTGGACGAACTGCTCGGTCTAATGGCTCAGCACTTTGGCTACGCCGACAAGACGGCGCTTCTCAAAAGTCTCGTTCGGTTGTGCGCGTTGATTGGTCGAAACGGGATCGCGCACACTATCGCGCTTCCGATGTCGCACGAGCCGCCGGCAGTCCAAGACAAGATCGACAAGGAGTTGCTCAGAATGTGGAATGCAAATGAAACCGTGGACGCAGCTTATCTGGGGCGAGTGGCAGTGAATGCGGCGGCTGAAGCTGGCATTGAGCCGCAAGCATTGTTGGCGCGCGCCGGACAAGAATTAATCGCTCGAGTGAGGAGTCAGGAAGCGGCGGAGTAGTCGTCTTCAGTCTTTCGCGGACGACCGGGGCCTCGTTTCTCCTTTGCAGCGGCGAGTGCTTCAAACGTCGCGTCCATCTGCTCAAGCACGGCGCAAATTTCATTTGCTAAAGGATCGTCGGCGTCGGCAACTAGGTCTCGAATTTTAGTGATAGTGGTGTCAAATACACTCGTTCGTTCCCACTCTTCGGTGTATTGAGCGGAGCGTTTTTCAAGGTCTGCGCGCAATTCCTTAGTCATGCCGCGAGCCATATCTGTTGCCTCCAGCCTGACCATCCGGGCTACATCGGTCTCGATCCTCGACAGCAGCGATTGCTTGACGAGCTTGGTATTGTGCGAAAAATCCGAGTCACTCATTGGCAGTTGATACGATCCAAACTCGGATACGATCCTCACCAATCTGCTTGGTGGTAATCGTGCAGCCAAGGTCGCGGGCTACACGCCCGATAACAGACCTGTCGGTGAGCGGAAAGACTTCGGACTCACCAACAGACATTTTAGACAAAGCACGGCGATGGGATGCGGCCACATCACGCCGACGCATTCTGGGTATTGGGAACTCTACAGTAGGCATATAAGGCAACACTACCACAGGTCACAGACACCTGCAAGGGCAATGTCACTAAAATCAGCATCACAGTCATGCCAATTGACCGAAAATCAGCCTGTGGTGGGATCAATGGGATCACTTTACC